CATTTGCATTTCAACTGATTAAAGAGATCACTAATATTATTAGTGATTATATTAATGAAACATATGCTATGGCAAGTTTTCCATTATCTTATAACTTTGCTAATCGATTTAATAAAACTACATTAAATCAGGATTCTTAGATTCTTCTAGAGAATTTATTGTTCGTAATTCTTTTAATGCTTCTTCTTCTAAAAATTTTTGTTGGGCAACAATACGAGCCCTAATTTTCGCTTCTACTAAAGCTTTCTGGTATAATATTTCTTCCTTTCTTTTTAGATTATCTTCTTTTTGTTTTTTAAATCTTTCATATTCACTAGTTATATACTGTTTTTTTGATTCTATACGAGATTTTTCAAATTTTATAAATAATTCAAGATTTTCTTCATGAATTTTATTTATTTTATTATAAATATTGTCTATACATTTTTTTGGTTCTATGTAATGATATTCACTATATTCTAGTCTATCATTTTCTTGCGAGATACGTTCTTGTGATTTATCATCCCATTGTTGTAATTTAAAAAGCTCTCCAGGAGATATATCAAAAACTATTTGTCCTTTTGGTTCAATCCATCTTTTATTTTTTTTATAATCTTCACATAAATACCTACCATTGTTTAAATCATGTTCACTAAACTTGTAAACCATATTTTTATCATCATTTATTAGATATGAAACTAGCAGCTCTAATTTTGAAATACGTTCATTTAATTCGTGAATAGATTCTTTACTCATATTTATTATATAAAAGTCATCTTAAATATATTATCAATTTTTTATCAACTTAACATTTTCGTACGCTATACTAATAAGTAAAAAAGTGATAGAGACAACACAGCCATATAACATAACAATAGTATCCTCGTGTAATCTATAATTTTTTATTTTATCAAACATTATAATGTTAAAAATTGATATTATTTTATATTATTTTAAATAATGTAAAATGAAAGACATCGAAGATTTTATCAAAACTAAGGGAGTAAAGACAGATGAATATAATACAATGAATCATGATGAAATCAATAAAAATCTTTCAGAATATTATATTATTATTATAGAACTATTAAATTGGGTTAAATCAAAAGACAACTTAACATCATTAGAACATAGTAATGAGTTATATGAATTATTTAAAGTTGAATTTACTAATGCGCTACGACGACATAAAGTATTGAAGCCAAATAATACACGAAAATCTGTAATCTTATATGTAATTAAACATTTTATTATTAAAGAAGATTTACCACAAGATTTACAAAAATATTTTGAACTATTAAAATTACTTCTTCGTAAAAAACCATTCAGAAATAGTTCAGGTGTTACTATTATTACTCTAATTACTGCACCATTTCCAGAATATATTGACGAGAATGGTAATAAGAAAATCCAAAAATTTAGTTGCAAACATAACTGCTATTATTGTCCAAATGAACCTGCACATGAGGGTAATGGTAATCAAGCTCAACCTCGTAGTTATTTATATTGGGAACCAGCAGTTCAAAGAGCTAACGAACAAAAATTTGCAGCAATCGGTCAAATGTTTTCACGACTAGATAATTATTATGCTATGGGGCATGTTTGTGATAAAGTAGAAATCATTGATGAAGGCGGAACATTAACTGAATACCCTCCTGATTATCTTGATGAATTTCATCGTGATGTATTTTATGCCGCTAATATTTATCTAGAATTTAGAGAAACATTTCCAAATTATGATACTGAAAGTGGAGACCAATTTGATCTTAAATTATTAGATAAACTTAGAAAACCACTTACTATTCGTGAAGAGATTGAAATTAATAAAACTGCTCAGATTCATATTATTGGTATTTGTGTTGAAACTCGTCCCGATGCATTAGATGATATTTGGTTACAAAGATTTCGTGAATGGGGTGTAACGCGTGTTCAATTAGGAGCTCAACATGTTGATAATGCTATTCTAAAAAAAATTAATAGAGGTCATACTGTTGAACAATTACTATGGGCAATGCAATATTTATTAGATAATTGTTTTAAGATTGATATTCATATTATGCCTGATTTACCTGGTGCAACACCAGAACTTGATCGAGATATGTTTGACTATGTATATAGTATTATTTGCCCAGATCAGATGAAAGTTTATCCTTGTGAAGTTGTTCCTTGGACAGTAATTGAAAAATGGTATTGCGAGGGAAAATATGTACCATATTTTGAAAAAAATCCAAAAGACCTATTTGATGTAGTTAGATATTCAATGGAAACTTGTCCAAACTGGTGTAGATTGCCCCGTGTTGTTAGAGATATTCCTTCTAATTATATTGAATGTGGAAATACTCATGCAAATTTACGTCAAATGATTGATAGACAACTAGATCGAGAAGGTATTATTAGTATGGATATTCGTTCTAGAGAGATTGGTCGACATACAGAATATTATGGTAAACCGGCACAATATAGTTCTACCTATTATTATGCTAATAATGGACATAACTACTTTATTGAATATGAAAGTACTGATAAACGTGTATTATTTGGCTTTATTAGACTTCGTTTTGTAGAAAAAGATAATATGACAATATTTAATGTATTAAAAAATAGGGGTCTTATTCGTGAACTGCACGTATATGGAGATACCACTGCTGTTAATACATATAATAAACGCGGATGTCAACATAAAGGAATAGGTAAAGGCCTTGTATGGGAAGCTGAAAAAAAAACAATGGAACAAGGTTTATATGGAATTGTTGTAATTAGTGGTGAAGGAGTTAAAGGTTATTATGAAAAGTTAGGATATAGAGAAGATGAAAATGGTAATTTTATGATTAAAGATTTCCCATTTTGGAAAGTATGGTTTTATTTATTCTTAAAATTTATTAATAAATATATTAAATATATTGTTACTGAACCTATCTAAAAATTGATAAATAAATATTTTCTAGAATATATTTATTATGGCTAATCAATCAAATATACATACAATTTTTGACAATTTTATAAAAGAAGTTGATAATGCTATAGATAGTGGGAATCCAAGTATATTACAAAAAGCTATTATAAATTATAAAGATCAAGTTGCAGAATGTTATATTAAAATGGCTCAAGCCATGTATGAACAAATGATTACAGAAAAAATAGAAGATTTAAATATTTAATTATAATTATAATATGACAAATGTTATAAAATTTTTTATTGTTGGAGTAGCAGGTATAATAATTGGTAAAAGTTTTAATAATTTTTTTAGTAAATCAAAAAAAAAACCTATTACAAGTGAAATTGGCACTCAAACAGAATTAACAAATAAAGAACTAGAATCTGCAATATTATGTAAAAAAGATCTAGATGCAATATATACAGGAACATATGAATGGAAATTTGTATAATAATTTAAAAAGATTTTGATATAAATTATTATATGAAAATCGAAAACGAGGTAAAACTAACATTTGATGATGTTATGATTAAACCTAAACGTAGTACATTAAAATCTAGAAATGATGTATCATTATCAAGAAAATTTAAATTTAGACATTCTCAATTTAATTGGGAAGGTGTGCCAATTATTGCCGCTAATATGGATACCGTAGGTACTCTTGAAATGGCTAATAAATTAAGTGAGCATAAAATGTTAACTGCACTACATAAATTTTATACACCTAAAGATTTGGCTAATATTAATTTAGATTATACAATTTTAACAATTGGTGAAGGAAAAATTCCTGATTTTCTCTCTGATAAACAATTTTATGACAAATATAATTTTTTACTTGTAGATGTAGCAAATGGATATAGAGAATGTTTTTTAGAATTTATTAAAGAACTTCGAGAAAAATTTCCTAATAAAATTATCATTGCAGGTAATGTGGCTACTAGAGAAATGACTGAAGCCTTAATTTTAGCAGGAGCTGATATTGTAAAAATTGGTATTGGACCAGGTGCTGTTTGTACTACAAGAAAAGTTACTGGTGTTGGATATCCACAACTTTCTGCTATTTCGGAATGTGCTGATGCTGCTCATGGATTAAATGGTCACGTTATTGCCGATGGTGGTTGTAAATCACCAGGTGATATTGCAAAAGCATTTGGTGCAGGTGCTGATTTTGTTATGTTAGGCGGAATGTTAGCTGCTCACGATGAATGTGCAGGAGAAGTGATAGAAGAAAATAATGGTAATTATAAAGTATTTTATGGTATGTCTAGTCGTTCTGCTCAAGAAAAATATTATGATAAAGTTGCAGATTATAGAGCATCTGAAGGTAAACAGGTAAAATTAAAATGTAAAGGCCCAGTAGAGATGACAATTAGAGAGATTTTAGGTGGATTAAGAAGTGCACATTCATATATTGGAGCTACAACTATTAAGAATTTCCCTAAGTGTTGTACTTTTGTAAGATGTACGCAAACTACAAATGAGGTTTTTGCTAATTTATCTTAAATAAATAAATTTTTAATAATATCTATAATTATATTATGATTATCATCTTTATCTGAATTATATTCTACAATATCCATACTACATAATTTTTTAGAATTTTTTACTTTATTAAATAAATTGTTTATTTCATTATTAGTAATACCATTATCAACTGGGGTATTAACACATTTTGTAATAGATGGATCTAAACAATCAATATCAAAACTTATATGAATATAATCAAAATTAGATAACCATTTATCTATATCTCTGTCACCTTCTAAAATACGCATATTGTATTTTTGGATTCTCATAAATTCTAAACTATCAATATCTCTTACACCATAGTATGCAAATTGGTTAGGTAATAATATATTACCTACTTTTAATTCTGGAAGAGTATGACCACATAAAACAGCTATTGGCATTCCATGTATATTTTTAGTTAAAGAAGTCTCCATTGTATTAAAATCAGCATGTGCATCGCACCATATAATACCTAATCTTTTATTACATAAATTACAAAAATCATTAACAGCAAAAATGCTAGAAATTGCTACAGTATGATCACCTCCTATAGTTAATGGAAATTTACCTTCTTTCATTGTTGAAAAAACTGCATTATATCCATCTTCAAGGATATTAGACAAGAAATTATTTGTATCTATATTATGTGTTTTGCTAATATTTAAAAAATTTAAATATGGTTCTAATATTTTAGGTGTTGTCTTTGATCCAACAATATTTGCACCATTATCAAATGGAATATTTATTTTATTTATTATTAATCCAAATAATCCAAAAAATAAATAATAATACAACATATAATAATATAAATATTTATAATAATATTTATATTATTATTTATAAATAGTATAAAATGACTTATAATCTAGAAGGATTAAAATATTTTATTTATAATATTACTACAAATAAAAATAAAAAACTAGAATTACCTGAAGAGATTAGAAGACTTATATGGAAATTTGCTCATTATTATCCATATATACAGTGTTATATATGTGATAAAGTATTAATATCATTTGAAATAAATACTAGTAATAATTTAATAACTGAAAATTTTTCTATTATAAATGGTTTAACTAAATGTAGTCAATGTTAACTTAAATAATAATTAACATTTAATATTAAAATGGCATTAACAAGCCTAGATAAAGATAATACTAATAGACTTTTTGCTATGCTTTCATTAAATGATGATAATAATAATATTAATATTATTAAATCTAATTATTCATCATATGGACAATTAAAACAGATTGCTAATCAAATAGCAATATTACAACAAGAAGCTCAAAATATTATTAATGTAGCTAAAGTAAATGACCATTTGCATAAAATAGAAATGGGATGTAAAAAAGTATGTGGAAATTATTATTATCATTATAAAATGGAAGATAAAGAAATTTTATCTATGATTTCTCCAGATGAATGGAATACATATTCTGAATTTTTAGGTAAATATTTATATAATTATGATAACCTTTTCTATTTACAAGAGTAATTTATTATATAAAATAATAAATAATAATATATAATAATAAATGACAGATATTAATCCATGTATAGACTACTTAAATGATTATGAATATTTAAAACATATGATACCACATCATCAAGTAGCAATTGATATGAGTGAATTAATTACACAATATTCAATTAATCCTGTAATATTAGAAATTGCTAATAAAATAAAATGGCAACAAACTATAGAAAATGATATAATGGGATGGCATCTAAGTCAAATGAAAAATGTAGATTCTAAAAATATAATAAATAATGATAATTTTAATTTAACTATTAATCAATTCTATGTTCCTAAAAAATCTAGTGCTAAAGGTAAAAATATATGTGATCCTATGTTTTTTAATCCTGATAAACATATGGAACATTATAAACACAAAAATATAACAGATTCAGAATATTTAATACATATGATTCCTCATCATCAAGTTGCTATTGATATGAGTAAAAGATTATTAAAACATTCTGATTCTCCACTACTTAGAGGTATTGCTAATAAAATTATAAGAGATCAAGAATCAGAAATATATCAAATGAATTTAATGTTAGCAAATAAAAAAGGTTGGAAAAATTTAAAATCAGAATTATTAAATTAAATAATTTATCTTTTACAATATTTAAAAGGAGCGCACGATGATCTCATTGAAAATCCACGAATTTTACCTTTTAAACACCTTTTTCTAGTAAATCTACGTGGAAGTGAAAAAACTTTTCCATCTTTTCTTTTACATTTTTTACTCTTTTTTAACCGTTTACTACAACAATTGTTCATATATATAATACAATATATTAACAATCACAACATAGACATCCTATTGCGTGTTTTCTTACCCATTCTGGCAAAGGTGGAATATCTACTTCTTCACATTCTGCACAATTAATATTATTTTTTTTCTTTAGGTTTAAAAATGGATATTTATTATAAAGTTTAAAAATAGCTTGCTCTTTCATTTTTGCTTCAATCATTATATCAATTTCTTGATTATATTTTTCTGGAATATCTAAAAGATAATCTGGAATAGTTTCAATATAATCACTATGATGACCTGTTTTTCCTGAACCTTGTTCACTTACGTGAAACTTAGGTTTGATATCTCTCTTATTCCATGTTTCTAAAATTTCTGGAATATAATAGTCTGGATCTTTAAACTCTTCATCTTTATGTAATAATTTATAACATTCAAAATGATGGGTATCAAAGACTATTGGAACATTTACTTTTTTTGAAACATCTAAACAATCTTTGATTGAAAAGTTTTTTTCGCAATTCTCTAATACTAGTCTTTTTTGAACATTTTCTGGTAATTCTTTAAACTGTTTACACCATCTCTCTTTAGTTTTTTCTTTATCACCATATGTTCCTCCTCCATGAATTACCATTACTGAATTTTCATCTAATCCCATTAAATCTAATACATCAGCATGATATTTTAGATCTCTTACAGTATTTTCAAATGCTTCCTTACTTGCAGTACCAATTACATTATATTGTCCTGGATGAAATGTTAATCGTTGATTTAACTTTTTTGATTTCTCTCCTATTTGCTTTAATAAATCTTTAGCAAATTCAAAATCATATTGAGGGGCTTTACTGTTTGACATATGAGGAAATAATTCACTACTCAGTCTAAATACCTTAATACCATTCAATTCATTCCAGTCCATTAATACTAATGTATCTTTTAGATTTTGAATAATTTTTTCTTTTAGAAAATCTACACCTTTTGTTTCAAATGTTTTTAACTGAATTGATCTTGATGAAAAGATTGGCGTCTTTTTTGCACGTAATGTTGTATTTAAACAACATAAACCTAATTGAATAACACCATTTTCACTCATTATGATTATCTTTTTATTTATAAAAAAAGATAATCAATTTTATTTTTTTACATAACTGTTTGAAAATAATTACTTAATCCTAAAATAGCAAAAAGAGCGACTACTAAACCAACAACACCAAATTTACCTTTTTTACTACCACCATTTTGATTACCATATGAGCTTGAACCACTAGATATCATAGCTATAAAAAAGAATATAACTATTATAATTAACATTATTCCTACAAAATTCATCTATATATAGTTATTATAAATAAATTTATAATAATGGTTTAATAAAATTATTTAATCCTATAATTCCTAAAAGTATAAGTAGTAAACTCATTATTCCAAACATCTTTTTTTTTCTTGCACCGCCTTGTTGATTTACTGAACTAAATGCTCCGCCCATTACACCTAACGCGCCTAATATTAATATTACTATTAAAATTATTAGAATTGGTGGCATAATATTATATAATATTATATAATATTATATTATTTTGAAATTCCTATAATACCACAAGCTAATCTTGCACCTGCATTACCAGTTTTTAATGATTCTTGATTACCTCCTTTGCCTAAATCATCTTTATCTTTATGAACTATTATACTTCTTCCTATTATAGAATTTTTATTACATTTATTAAGATTTAATATTTTAGATGATACAATTTTAGTTCCACTCGTTGTAGATCTCATATTATAAATATTTCCTAAATCTCCATTATGTTTTATTTTACTTTTTGGTCCTCCATGTATATTTTTTTTGTAAGTATTAAAATGTGGTCCAGCTGTTTTACATCCTTCCGTTAAATCTCCATATTTATGAATATGGAAACCGTGATAACCTTTTGGTAAATATTTTATATTATAATTAATATACAACTTATTATTTTTTTGTGTAAACTTTACTCGGCCTTTGACGCGATTTTTTTTAGAATAGTGTTTATCAGGATGTAATATCGCTACTGCCTTTTTAACTTTATTTTTATTTCTTTTAGTCTTCATTATATACTATTTATATAATTACTCTTTTCTCAAATTTAAAGAACTAATTTCTCTCTAAATTGTCATTCCGAGCAAGAAAACTAAAATAGATTAACTTATAATGCTAATCCTCATCCACCGCCAGTCTGCATATTTTCAACGGCAGGGGCTGAACCTCATCCGCCACCTTTCATTTTTTTAGTCTTTTTACAAATATTTTTTGTTGTACCTAATCCATATTTTTTATCCATATATTTCATATCTCTAGTTAATATCTCACACTCTTTAGGATTTTTATATCTACGATAAATTCTTAAAACATTAAATCTTGCCTTTTTTGCTGCAGCTGATGATCTCATATTTTTTCTTGTTTTTTTTCTCTCTTTTCTAACTCCTTCATCAATTGCACGACGTCTTTTTGTTTTGCTATCTTTAATATGATACCGATGTTTTTTATTTTTATAAGTAACTGCCTTTAACTTTGGGAGTAATTTATTTCTCACCATTATATATAATGGAGAGAAATTGTCAAGAATGTAAAGAAATATTAGAACCAAAAAATATTGATAAATGGAGATTTTCTTTTATTGGTGCAATAATAGTAATATTAGTATTTAATCCTATAACATTTAATATAACACAACATATATTTAAAAATATATTATATAAAGGGTGTCCCACATTATTTGGTTATTTTATACATACAGTTGTATATATTTTATTAGTTAGATTATCAATGGAATTTTAATCATTTATACAAAATCTTAAATAGTATACTAATAGACATAATATAAATATTACTATCATAGTTGTCATTGATACTAATTTTTGTGTTTTACTATCCATCGGCAAATTTAATATTTCTAATAAAATATCAAAAATTGTAAATTTATCATTACATAATCTTCTTTCTAATAATGTTAATAAACAACTATCAAAATAGATAAATAAAAATATTATAATTAGAAAATATACTATAACTAATTTTACAATTTGTTTATTTGCTACAAATACTAATGCTATTAAAATAAAAGGTATCATTATATGTAAGGCTCTTATATTTTGGCCAATTGTATAATTTTTTATTTTACATTTATTGCATTTATCTTCTAAATAATCTATAATTTTATATTTTAACTTTGTATCATCCATAAATATATAAAACTATATTTTATAATATTAAAAATTTTACATTTTACTTGAATTATTAAATATATCTATGATATTATCTTGATTGTCTAATAAAAACAACATTTTTTGACGAGTAGTCATTGAACTATTACAGCTATTTAAAAGTTTAATATTTTTTGGTAATTCATATGCAAAAAATCTTATTGTATATAATCCTAACCAAAATTGTGCAAAACTTCTTAATTTTTGTCTATTTTTATCAATTGGTATTACTGTAAATGGTAAACTATTATCTTTATCTCTAAATTGGTTAACAAAATTATCAAAATCTTTATCTTTAATTAGTACAGATAATCTATGATTTTTTATTGTAGTTGCAATAACACAATCATGTTGAACCGCAATTTGAAGAGAGATAATATTATTTTTATCAATTTCTTTTACTAATTCTTCTTTTGTAATTGATTTTTCTATTGGTGGTGGCACTAATCCATATACTGACCAATGTGCATAATAATCTATATTTTTTATATTATCTATATTTTTTGTTTTTGCAATATTATAATTATTTACAGTTTGGGAAAATATGGTACCCGCTATTACACTTCGTCTATCAACAAGTATATTTGTTAATGTTAGACCATTAATACTAAATAAAGATATTAATATTAATTTAATTATATTCATAATATAATTATTATAATGATTTTATATTAAAATTATGATAATAATTATATTATGAGTATTGTAAATCCAATTGTATATAAATATATGTGTACTACTGCTACTAATCTAATTACATTGCCATTAGACATAACACAAACAAAAATTTTAAACACTGATACTACAAATATTAATATAAATGAAATAAGATGGTTATTATTATTTCCATTAATTTTTACAAGCCAAAATATTATTTATAATAATTTATTATTTATTAAATCTAATGCTTTAAGAGGTGCTATTACTGGTATAATTAGTACACCAGTCTACATATTTTTAGAAACAAAAAAACTATATAGTAGAATAAATGATTATCCAAGGCTATTAATATACACTAGATGGATTTTATTAAGACAAATAATATTTTATAGTATTTTATATAAAATATCAAATTTGAATATTTATTATTCTAAATTTTTATCAGCATTACTAGCAAATACTGCTGGATTTCCTATTAAATTAATTGCATTAAAAAATAGCTATAATAGTTTTAATATTAATAAAAAAACATTTCGACTAACTGCTTTCATTGAAATATTAAAATCATCTATAAGTGATGGGCTTGCACTATATTTAATCTATTTGCATAATTAACTAATCTATTAATGTCTCATATAGATAATATAAGGTGTCAAATATAATGATAATATTAATAAAAACATGTTTTTATCAAATGATAATGTATTTAAATATGCAGAAACTATAACTGCAAAAATAACTAAGCTACTATCTCCCCATAAGGCATCAAGCTTAGCATATTTTGCCCATTCTTTAAAAAAGTCTAGCATATCATTTGTACCTTTTGGTAAATTTTTAAAAAATAGATAAAATAAAAAGTCAAATATTAATTGAACAATAACTGCATATACACCAAACATAAATAGGTCGGGTTGTAATTTTAAATAATAGACTAAATATCTTGTTATTAAAATATAAATAACACCTATTAAAATGTCAGCTAGCATTGCTGATAATCTATAAGATTTATACCATTTCTCTAAAATTTTCCAAGATTTTCCTACACCTAAAATACCAGAAAATGTTATTAAAATTATAAGTAAATCTGCATAAATATTTGATGTAATAATTGGAATATATTCAAAATTATCCTTAAAATTTATAGTAGGTTTTAGATCTGTTACACGAGAAACTAAAAATAATATAATAAATAAAATTAATAAAATAATTATTCCTTGCATATAAATTATACTTTTATTTAAAATAAATATAATTTATATTTTTTTATATTTTTTAGTTTTTTTTGTATATTTTTTTCGATATTTTTTTCGATATTTTTTTGTTTTTATTTTTTTCCCACCATTTTCTTTTTTCTTATTTAGATGTTTATAAGCTTCTATTGCATTTTTTAGATCTTCTCTCTTTACATTTGATAAATTTTTTTTTAACATAGGAATATCTTTTAATGTAGTAGGATCATATCCTAGGTGTCTACTTTCTTCTATATCTAAATTTAATTTTTTACGTAATGGATATTGTTGTTGGTAAGATAGTGGCACATTAAATTTTTGTTTAACCCAAAATGGTTTATTTGCCATTATACAATATATAAATATAATAAGTTAGAGAGAAAAGTACCCCTCCCCATAGTGTATCAATTAAACCTATTACTGGATCCCATTTTTTAAATATTGCTAAATTTGTAGTTTCAAAAACACCATAGATTGATAAACCTAATAAAAATGCACTAGTAATTGATTCTTTTTTTGATACGATAAAATAGTAAAGAGAGAAAATTAAAAATATGTAACATAATATTGTTGGTATTAAACTCATTTTTAATTCACTACCTTGTATATTTTTTATCATTTTTTGAAATTTACCACTCATTAGATAAAGAAATACTGAATCTATTAAAGTAAATATAACTGACAGTTTTACTATATCTAAAATCATATAATTTATATTAATATTTAAATATTATTCAATTTATATTAATATATGAATAATTCAACTAATCATATATACCAATTAAATTATAATAATAGATTATTAAGTAAAAAGATTGCAGAAATTAATAAAATACTTAGTGTTTTAAAAAAGTGTAAAATTTCTAATCCTAATCATATTTCTAGTGACCTTGCATTTTTTTCACAAGATATTAACGCAGATAATTTTACAGCTAATTTAAGTTCTATTAATAAATATAAAATTCCAGATAGTTTAAATAGAAATATTAAATTAATTTTTGAATTGTTAGGAGATGCCGAGAGAGAAATTTATATAGGTGAATGGACTATAATGTCACTTAAACAATGTATGGAAAGATACAACGAGTTTTGTAAAGAAGGTCAAAAAGATGTATTTGATATTGGATATAGATATAGGGGTATGGGACACATAGAAGTGATATCTTGTGATTTAAAAAGTCATCTTTTATTTTATAGACCCGATGGTGGTAGTAATGGATATGATAGATATGATAACTATCAAAATATTTTAAAAAATGGCCCAGATAAATATGAAAAATTTTTTTTTACAAAATGGTTTTATAATATTTTAAAATAGCTTAAAAATAAGCACTATTACTATAGTATATAATGAGTATCATTATCGCCAGCCTCCTATTTACCACATCATTTGTTCCATCTGTAAAGCCTACAGTATCTTCTTTTAAATATGAAGGAGATATTGCGCCCCTAAATTATTTTGATCCTCTAAAACTAAATAGTGAGACAAATTTTAAAGAAGATCAGGTTAAATATTGGCGCGAAGCAGAACTTCAGCATGGTCGAGTTGCAATGCTTGGTGCAGTTGCTCTACCATTTCTAGAAGCAACTAATCCTGGAACCCTTTCAATTAACTATCTATCAAATCTTGAATCTATGATGCAGTCGCCATTCTGGGCTAGTATGCTAGTTTATGAATGTGTTCGCATGTCTACTGGTTGGGAAAATCCATTTGTAGAGGGTGGAAAAGCTTTTACTCTTAAAGATGATTATCAGCCTGGTAATCTTTTTTCTTATGACAAAGATAATGTATCTAAGACCCTATATAATAATGAGCTAAGTCATGGTCGACTAGCTATGCTAACTTGTGGTTATATTATTGGTAGTGAATTACTAACTGGTAAGGGTATGTTTTAAAAAATTGATTTATAAAAAAAAATTATATTTATAAATATAATGCTGAGCTGGGTATATGAATCCGCAAAGTCAAAATTATATAATTTAATTTATGAAGATAAATTATATAATATGGATTTTGATAAATATAAAAATGTTTTAGAGTATGTACCAGATATGCAATTAAAGATTCAAGAACAAAATATTATGGATGAAAAGCTTATGAAAACAATTTCAGAATTTTGCAAGAGGTTAGAAAACAAAAAAGTATTAGTTTCATTATCTGGTGGTGTAGATTCAATGGTATTAATTACTATTTTACATTGGCTAGATTTTCCTATTGTTGCAGCTCATATTAATTATAATAATCGTAATGAGACATCAATTGAACAAAAATTCTTAGAAGAGTGGTGTGAATATAATGGTATCAAACTTTATATAAAAAATATTAATGAGATTAAAAGATCTACTACAAAACGAAGTGACTATGAAACAATTACAAAAAATATGCGATTAGATTTTTACAAAGAGATTATTAGAAATGAAAATATTGATTATGTCTTACTAGCTCATCATAAAGATGATATTATTGAAAATGTATTTGCAAATATTTGTCGAGGACGTAATTACTTAGATTTAGCGGTTATTAGAGAACATACTACTATTTCTGATATTAAGATTGGTCGTCCAATAATTAATTACTATAAGACAGTTATTTATGAGTTTGCTCATAAATATCAAGTTCCATACTTTCTAGATACAACTCCAAAATGGTCGGTTAGAGGAAAATATCGAGATATTATTAGCCCTGCAATTGAAGATGCTTTTACTCAAAATGTAAAAGAAAATCTAATCTCTATTAGTGATCAGGCAGATCAGTGGAATAGTCTTGTCGAAAAAGAGATTATCAGACCATTTATTGAAAAAGTTAAAATTAATATAATTGATGAGAAAACTTCAATCGAATTTAATATTGAAAAATATATTGATTATCCATTAGCATTTTGGAGTGTAGTATTTATGAATCTATTTAATCAGTTTGGATACAAGGCTCCATCAAAGAAAAGTATCCAGACATTTATTAATACTATTAAATACAGAGCTGGACAAAATGATTTCCATAAGTATAATGTAACATTATGTAACAGTAACAAATGTACTATTAAAAATTATAATGTTACTATTGAATTTTAAGTAGATTATCATATTTAGCCTTTATTAAATAATAAAATTGATAAAAATTATTTATTATTTTTTTTATTAAATGAAAGCTAAATATACATATTATAACACAAGTATGCTCGTGTTACACGAATATAATCTTCAACAAAAATCTTTATTTGAATTATATGTTTTAAGAAATAAGATAATATTAAATAAAAATTATATAGTAGAAAAATTAAATTTGAATGCAATAGATATAATCGATAAAGTTATAAAACAGTTTGATAAAGGACATGATCTAATAAATATAGTTAATGAAAATATATTATTATGTATAATGATAGAAAACAATAGTCATTATAGTATAGATGAAAATTTTGATCTATTAAAATTATATAAAAATATTAATAGATTAGAAAAAATATTTAAGTTTGAAAAAGACAGTTTATTAACATATACTCAAATAGAAAATAGATTACAGTTGCAGTGTAAAAAATTTATACATAATATAAAAGAAAAACTTTTACTATGTAAATGGTAAATATTTTAGAAATTTAAATAATTACCATCGATTCTTTTTAACATTTATTTTTTGTCCTTGGCGTTTTACACCTTTATTTGGATCATATACTTCATCTTCATCATCTGAATTAATATTTTTTGATATTTCCCAAAATTCTCTCGAACCTAATTTAAAATCTTTATGTGATTCTGCTTTATACCAAAAAATCTGTTCATGCAATCTATTAGATTTAACATTATTATTAATAACTAGACACTCGAAATTTTCAGTACACTGATCCATAACTTGACAGAAAGATTCAAATGTTGGAAACATACCTGCATAATTTTCATATATACGTTTTCTATTAGCAATATAAGGTTCACGAAGAATAAAAACATAATCAATATTAGTTCTTAATGTAGGCGGAATACCTAATGGATATTGCATAGTAATTATAAGCATAATTTTCCAGTGACGCCCATTCATAAAAAGCAAACGCATCATCTTATCTCTAGTCCATCTATCATCAAAAAGACAGTCATCTAATATTACAAATGCTCTAGGGTCAATAGTAGATTTTTTATAATTTTCTATGTCTTTTTTTATCTGTTTAAGAACAGTTTTTTGTCTTTTTAGTATATTTTCAATAATAACTACATTATATTCGTCATGAATAAATAATTTTGGAACATGTGAACTATAAAATCCATTACCTGCTTCAGTTCCTGATATAACTGTACCAATAGGAATATCTTGATGATAATATAAAAGATCTCTCACTAAAAAAGATTTACCTGTATCACGACGACCTATTAAAACAACTACAGGGCCTTTATTTTCATCTGGTTTAAAACTAATACTTTTCATATCAAATTTCTTTAATTGTAACGTCATTTATTAAGTTTTAAGAAAATAAATATATTAATATTTACGCGATTTTAGTTTAAATAGATAGAATATATTATTTTATTTAGCTAAATGGATATTACTTACAAAAAGACTAATAATTCTCAATTATTTGAGAATTTTAAAAATGCAGACCTATTAAATATAGAATCATGCCAAAATTATATTCCATTATATAATCGATTTTTTAAACTAAATAGTAGTAACTATAATAATATAAATTTAAACAATCAAAATACTCTATATTCAATTAGTGAAAAAATTAGTGAAAATCGTTATAAGGGTATTATTAAAACTGAAGATGATAATAGTTTAACACAAGATGTATTTTTTAAATTTTCTCCATTACTTGATCCTTATAAATATTTAGCTGGTAAATACGATATCAGTGATAATAAAATTTTTATTCTTCCACAAATTGAAAACAATACTTGTTATGATAAAGTATGTGATCCAAATAATTCAGCCTATGTAGATAGTTTTTTTACATATTTAACTAGTCAATTATTAAATCGCAAAGATTTTATACATGGATTAGATTTTTATGGATCATTTTTAGGAATTAAAAATGAATATCATATTGATATTGGTGATGATCTTGATATGTTAGCAAATAGTGAATATTTTCATAAAAATAAACATTTATATAGATTTATTAATAGTGATCATGAAGAAATTTTTAATGATCAATCTAGAGACAATAAAAAAACGATTACTTTAGGTAATGATATAGAAGATTTATCTATTTTAAATTTAGAAAATTTAACTTCATTAGAAGTTACTGAAAATAATGATATTGGTGTTGATGAAACTAATTTACTCTATAATAATAATAATAATAATAATAGTAAATCAAATAAATCTAATAAATCTAGTAGTTCAGAAGTATCATCTAGATCTTCTAATACAGAAAAATCTGGTAATAGCGAAAATAATAATTCTAGTGCATCATCAAATTCATCTAATGCATCAAGTAGTTCTGAAGCTGATGCTATTATGGTATCTTTACAAAAATTTCCTGTTCAAATAATATCTTTAGAATGTTGCGAAAATACATTTGATAATTTATTAGCAAATGATGAATTAAGCGATGAAGAACTAACATGTGTTATAATACAAATTTTAATGATGTTAATTACATATCAAAACTTATTTAGTCTTACTCATAATGATTTACATACAAATAATATAATGTATATAAAAACTGATAAACGATATTTATATTACAAATATAATGATAAACATTATAAAGTCCCAACATTTGGTAAAATATTTAAAATTATAGATTTTGGCAGAGCAATATATAAATATAAAGGAGAATTAATTTGTAGTGATAGTTTTCATAAAGACGGTGATGCAGCAACACAATATAATTTTGAACCATACTATAATGATAAAAAACCGCTAATTGAACCTAATATGAGTTTTGATCTTTGTCGATTAGGATGTTCTATATATGATTTTATTATTGATGAATATGATTCACCAAATAGTAAAATGAGACCTATTCATAAAATAATTGTAGATTGGTGTATTGATGATCAAGGTAGAAATATTTTATATAAAAATAATGATGAAGAGAGATATCCTGATTTCAAGTTATATAAAATGATAGCCAGAAAAGTACACAAACATATCCCTCATAATGTAATCGAAAATCGACTTTTTAGTAAATATATTGTACCTAAACGCGATATTAAAAAAGGTTCAAAAATAATGAATATTGATAATTTAGTTATGTAAAATTTAATGATAGTTTTTATTTTTATTGTTATGTAAATAAATATTTTTCTTTAATTCTGTCATTTCTTGAGCCATAAAATAAGATATTGTTATTTTTAATAAACCAAGTGAAGCTACAATTACTAATTGTCTATATGATCTTACATAAAAAAATTTTAATATTTCTATCGCTAACGCAAATGATAATAATAAAGAAATTTGTTTTAACATAAATAACTTATATGTATCAATATCTTCATATTGATCATTTATTGAGTTACTAATATTATAAAAATAATTAAAAATCACTTTACTACTAGATATCAATAATATAACTATTGCAAATATTATTATAGCTATTTCAATATATTCTATTATTAGCTTTAAATTATTATTTAAAAATTTACGATATGGCATATATATTAAAATAATATATTAATTTATTATTATAATATATTAATTTATTATTATAATATACCATCTTTTATAGGTACATATATATCTTTAATAAAATCTATAATAGTAACTGATAAAGTTGATATTAATAAAAAGAATCCTGCATGCCAAGCTAAACGTCTATCAAAATTTGTAAACTTTTGTTTTCCAAACCAGGGATTAAATTTATAAACTAAGATTATAGAGACATATAATTTAATTACAGTATCTACAAATTTAGTAATATTAGTTAAATGATATTGTGTTTCTAGTATTAGTGATAAAGGATAAACTACCCATGAAATATATAGTGTATATAAAAATAATTTTTGATGCCACGTTATATTTTCTTTTCCTGACATATATCAAATATATAGATTAAAATTTTGGAGTATCGATAAAAACAGGAGCTTGTGTTAAATTTTTTGTTTTATTTAAAAATTGTTCTATAATAAAAGTACCTAATATTACACTAAAATAGACTAATATTGTATCAATAGTTAACTGTTTAAGATTTACATTTTCTTTAAGTATAAATCTAATTTCAAAAAATTTTGATATCATATATACAACTGATATTGTTAATGCAATAACGTATATGTTATCCATAAATATTACAATTAATTAGTTTAATAATATTAAACGAATTAATTAAAGAGTTACAATATCTAAATCTAAACTTGCATCACCACCTATATTTAATTTATCATCTTCTTCTTCGGCTTCTTCTGCCTTTCTTTTTGCATTATTAATTTCTGATATCTTTTCTAGAGTTTCTATATCTTTTGGTGCTAAAACTTCTTTTTCTTGACCATTTGGTTCAAATACTTTATCTTTATCAGAAAAATCTATACTTAATTTTTCTGTACTTTCAATTATATCAGGTACTTTATTACTTTTTGGTAAAGTTTCACTTATATCTAATTCTATTTTATCTTCTTTCAATATATTTTTTTCTAATTCAATAGTTGAATTATCAACTAATTTTGGTTTTTCTAATTTAAGTTCTTCTGCTAATTTTTCTAATTTTAAACTACTTGATATTGGATTATTTGATATATCTACAGGAATATCACTGGTTTTTGGTTTTTCTAGTGCTATATCTGTTGTTGATACATTATCTTTTGATTCAACTGGAACTTCATTTGGTATTTCAACTTCCTCATTTTCTTCCATATAACACTGTAAAATTCTCTCAACTGGAATATTATCTCTTATTGTTAATAATATTGCTTCTTTTATTAAAAATTCTACCTCATGTTTATTTTTTTGAATTTGTAATGGATACAGATCTTTTTCATATAGATAAATATTTGTATATAATTTTCTTGCTACATTTATGTAAATATTATGAATAAATTTATCAACAGAAGGTATATTAATATCTATTTTTTTTTGTTTTTGTCCTACTCTAATACAAGTTAATGCTTTTAATTGAATTATATGTACTGTTGTAATTAAATCTTCTAAATACTTGCATCCACTATCATTTTCTATCCTTTTTTTTTCTTGTTCAATAATTGTTGGATTCCAATTTGGTATACTACTTAGTAAATTTTGAAATGTCATTAAATATTTGTTTTCTTCTTCTTCATTTACACATATATTAACTGCTTCATTAAATATAGAATCCACACCTACAATAATATGGTGTGTTAAGAGAGAAACTAAACGTGCACACCACTCATTTTTTGATTCAGTTAAACTAGTCAGAGAATAGTCATCCATTACATAGATGAAATATTTTCTAAATACTCAGTAAACGAAATTTTATGTTAATATAGTATATAATGAAAACTAAAAAATATAAAAAAAATAAAAAAAATAAAAAAAATAAAAAGACTATAAACACTAATAAATATAAAAAATTTACTAAAAGAGGTGGTTATTTAGAAATTGATGATAGGTTACGTTTACAAGAAAATGAACCTATACCATCTTTAAATGCATTCTATTTTAGATTTGATGATAGCGAAACTCCTGGTATAAAAGCAAGTTTTATAGTAAAGTTAAAAAATGCAGTAATAAGTTTAGATGAAATAAATGGTTTTAATTTAGAAGGTATAATTGAAGAAATAGTTCCTTATAATAATTTTATATTAGAATCATTAAAACCTAATTTAGTTATTGGTAAAAATTTTAACATTTATGATATAGAATTTTTGAGAGATAATCGTTTAGGATTTGAATATTCAAGAGAAGGCATAGAAAAAATTTTAGAAGCATATAAAAAACTACTACAATCAAGTTATCCTAATATAATTTGGTTTCCAAGTATAGATCAAGGTGCCCTATATTTTTATTGTCCGCCATATAATTATGCAGATGGTTCAAAATACTATAAAATTCATATTTGTGTTAAAGCTGAAGCTATAGAAATAACTATAAAAAATTTAATCAGTATATTATGTAAATATAAAAGTTTATTTAACCAATGTAAGATGCCATTACCTAGATTCACCCCATTTTATGATGTAAGAGATGAATATGCAAGAAAATATTTAAAATGGTATTGTGGAACTGCAGCTGCTAATATAGTTTTATATGTAAATAAACAGTATGATTATAATCCTAAACAATTTGAATTTATGTTAAATCAATTTATATCTGAATGGATAGAAATGGGAGCTGATAAATATGGTAGAGAATTAAATAATTTATATTTTAATAAAAGAATAAGTAAATCTTTATATATAGGTTATGGTTCAGATTCTTATAATAAATGTGAAGAATTAGATAAATTACTAAAAAATGATATAACAGTAAGACAATTTAAAATGTCAAATAATCTAAAACAAGAACAAGATAAACTATGCATACCTAATTATAGCGACTTGCTATCATATAATATGTTAAATAGCTGTTTATTAGATACTTATAATATTTCGTATTCTGACTTATGCGATAAAGACAATTATGGTGCAAAAGATGTATGGGTACGTAAAGAAATGCCTGAAAAAAATGAAATCACAATAGGAAATAAGTGTTATGACAAAATATAATAAAAATCTATGTTAAATTAACATTTTTATTATATTTCTAAAATAGAATGTAAATCTTCTAATGTACTGTTATAAATTAAATTAATTATAAACATTATAGTAGTTAGTTCATTATGTAATTCATTTTTTACTTTTGAAATAACTGTTAATAACTTAAATTTATATTCATCATTCTTAAAACTAGTATTAATATACTCTATTAAATCTAAACCTGAAATTCCTTTATTATAGAGTTTTTCACTTATTTGATATATATTTTCTGAATTATCTGTTAAATTTACTAAAATTTTTTTAATTGTTACTATAGTTTTATTAATTTCATTATTTTCTATATTATACTTATGTAAATTTACTGATTTATTATCTATTATTGGTAATGGTATATATAGTTCCGAAAATCGTGATAATATAGGTTTTAATAATTTAAATTTATCTTCTACTATAATAAAAAATCTTGTTGTATGACTAAATAATTCTATACATCTTCTTAATGCTGATTGAGCATCAATTGTAAGTTTATCTGCATTTGATAGTATTACACTTTTAAAAAGATTACCATTTTGTGAATTAATATTTGTTTTTGCAAAAAATTTTAAATCTTCTCTTATAAATTTTATACCTTTTCCTTGTGCACAATTTACAAAAAGTACGTAATTTTGTTTTAATTCTTTATTATTATTATATATTTTATCAATAAAGTTATATACTATTGTGCGTTTACCAGATCCATTAGGTCCATGAAATAATATATTTGGTATTTTTCTGTTAGTAATAAAATTATCTAATCTTTCCTCAATATTTTTATGAATTTCTAAATTATTTGTCATAATAGACTATAAATAATATTTCTTAAACTTTATTAAATATAAAATTATTATTTAATAAAATGTGGAAAATATTATCATATATACAAAAACCAATTAAATTTGATAGTAGATTACCTAAATTTATTACTTACTTATCACAATATATAAATTATAATTATATTGATAATACTACCAGTTTGCATAGATGGTGTCATATTACTTCAGAAAAATATAAAACTATATGTGATTGGGAAACCAAACTAGATAATGCTAATAGAGATAATTCTTTATAATTAAGGTAAATACCATATTCCATTTGGAGTATCATTCCACTCAATTATGCTTGGTGTGTTTTCCATATTAATAAAGCGAAGAAATATAGCACTTGCATCTCTAAACATTCCACCAAAATTAGTAACACTATTTACATTCCAATTAACTAAATTTTGATTAAAAGTAATATTATCTTTAAACATTGCTTCCATATTTTTAACTTTTATTGTATTCCAATTTTCTATTAAATCTATATTAATTTCATCAATTTCTCTAAACATTGCTTCCATATTTTCAACTTCTTCTGTATTCCAATTTCCTATTTTAATATTTAGTTTTTTTACTCTATTAAATACTCCTGCCATATTCTTTATATTACTTGTATCCCAATTATTAAGATTAAGAGTATTAGGATAACCTACATTTTCAACATATGGAGCTGATGATGATGAACTCTTACCAAACATATTACTTATATTTATAACATTACTAGTATTCCATTTTGATATATCAGGTATTGTTAAATTTGTTACATTTGGTGAAAAATTTCTAAATAAATTTTGCAGACTTGTTATATTTGATATATCCCATTCATTCATAGCTCCATAATTTAATAAAAGACTACCTGGATCTTTAAACCAATTTTTTACTTGATCTCTAAGGTCATTATAATTGTTAAATATACGATTTATAATCCAATTAGTATTAATAATATTTGATGTATCCCATATATTTATTGGACCATATATAGATGTTGCTAAAGAAGGATTTTGATTATATAAATTAACTGCTATTTCTAATGAAGAATATGTATAAAAAATTGGACCAAATTTTGATGAAATAGATGATTGATTTAAACAAGTATAGCAAGGTAAATAATATCTAACTTGTTTAATTCCATCTGCATTAAAATTAAATTGGCTCCTAAATCTTCCAACTCCACTTAATTGATTTCTATAAACAACTAAACATTTTGTATCTAATAGATAATTATTATCTCTATTACAATGACTCTCTAATGGTTCTGTTAATTTATCTCCGGCAATAATTAAAGCAGTCTCTTTATCAACTAAAGTATTTGTTCTCTTTTTAATATTATCTCTCAAAGAATATCGAATACCTATACTATTTAATTGACTAGTACCAGGTAACCATCCTTCTAAATTTGATATATTATTTGATACATTAGTTGGTATAGGATAAGAACGTCTTGATGGATGAAATCCTTTTACCATAATATATTATAATATATAGCTATTTTAATATATTAAAAATTAAAAACTCTGTAATGATTGTGTATATGGATTTGATTTAAATGCTTGTAAAATATCTCCACTAATTCTTTGAGTATTAATATTTTGATTATACTGTTGAGGCATATTAATTCTTCCAAATGTTTCAGCAGAAGGAATACTTTTACTAGGATCTTGTGGTACATTTTGTACATTAATAAAATCTTGACTGGTTAATCTATTGTTTACTCTATCTTGATCACGTTTATTAATATTCATATTAATATTTCCACTAAAAACTTGGGTACCACCTGCCATTGGCCAACTTTCATATGTTTTATTAACATTATTATGCTGTCTATTCCAAGCATCTATATCCATTGGTGCATTCATTGTATTACCAACATTTCCTCTAGTTCCACTATCTCCAAAATTTCTCTGTTGTGATTTTGCTATAGTATTTGTTGATTCATATCCTCCACCACCTGTACCATTTATATGAGATACATTTAAATAATTTAATCCTATTTTATCAGCTGTCATCTCTTTGTTTGTTGTTTTAAGCTGATCATTTGGATTTGTTAAGGGTAAATTAGGCACTGCAGATTGAACATTTCCTAATTGATTTGCATTATATATTACATCTTCTTTACGACTAGGTCTTAAAACATCCATAACTGGTGCAAACATTCCTTTAACAATTGAATTAACAGCACCAAATGCTCCATTATTATCTGATTTGCACGATTCTGTTCTATTATTTTTTAATACACTAAAACCTGTTCGACCATAATCATTATCATCACCATGCCCTCGCCCCATTGCTGTTGCTGGATTCATATTAGTACATTTTGTTTGTTCAATACGATGTGGTTCTTCTGTATGTGGTTTTGTATAAACTCCTTGATGTGTTGCATTTGATCCTGAACCATAATATTCAGTTGAACAATGATTAGTTTCTGGCATCATCTGTTTTGGCTGTGACATTTGTCCTACTGTTGATCCTGTGGTAGTAAACCAACGATCTGCTCCTAAAGCAAATGTTGTATCTTGGCCGTGTCTTTCCATTTGACCAATTGATCCCATATTTTTTACTTCTGATACAGCTGCACCTTCGTGTCCTGCTAAATTATAAGTTACTCTAGGATTTGTTTTACTTCTTAAATCATCTACTGTAGGCGGTAACCAAGATTGTCTATCTGTCATACCAGAATTAAAACCTCCTGATCCTTCAGTTGTATATCCTAAACCTAAACCTGGAGCTACTTTTTGTTGTTCCCATGGTAAAACATTCGCTATACGTGTTGCAGGCATTTGTCTAGATTGCATAAAGTCTGTTTGTAATGGTGCACCGTGTGCTAATTGAACATTATCTTCTGGCTTAAAAAGTGGTGCTGATTCAACTTTTCTGATAATTTCACTTCCTGCACCTGCTGTTGTATCTAATATACTATAATTTGTTCTATTTGCATTAGGTTGGGTAACATTTGACCCAAAAAAAGGAACCATATTATTATGTGTAAAGTCTTTTGCTGTAAAACATTCTCCATTAATACTTTCAAATTCTTGATTTGCTATATTTGGATCTAATAATCTTTTTGATACATTTTGATTAAAAAATTTGTCAGTTGTTTGATTTGGATTTAAATATTTTCTTACATAATTTTCATTCTTTCTATCAATTGGTTGATTTTGTTTTGGAAAATTTTTATTTATTACATTTGTATTTGGTAAATTACTTAAACTATTGCTATTAGCATGTTGTGTTACACCCATATTAGTAAAATTATCTCGTTTTTTATCTTTATCACTAGTATTTGAATATATATATAAACCACCTAGAGCTAAAATTGGTAGTGCTACTTCAGCCATTATATATAAACTATAATATTTTTTATATATAATTACATATAGCATTTACATACCACATCTATTTCTAAATATATCTTTTTCTTGTTGTCTTGAATTTATGTTATTTGCAAACATCATTTCTGTATGTTCTTGATGATTAATTAAAGGATAATCCCAATTTGTTCTCTCTAAACCTCTTAATTCCCACGCTGGATTTATTGTTCTAGGTTGATCTGTTATTGCATTATCTACTGTTGGATATACAAAACGTTTATATACTGGATTAAAATAAGGATCTCTAGTATTTGGAACATAATGGTCTCTGTCTAATTGTCTATCTATTCCTAATAATTTACTATTTATATCTACTACATTTGCTGATAAATTTGCACCAAATTTTTGTAATCTAATCTGAGGATCCACAAAATAGTCTGGATGAACTCCATTTCCTGGAACATTTAACATATAACCTAATTGATTATTATAAGCATTTAAATTACATCTTGTTTTGGCATTATCATCTCTACTAAAAGCCATTTATATATAATATTTATTATTTTTTAATTTAAAATAATAAATTAAGAATAATTTTGACAAATAGGCCACGGTCTTTGATCTAATACTGAAACAAATGGTTCTTGTTTTACTAATTTTGGTCTCTCAAAAAAAGCTACTTGAGGTAACGCCTCTTTAAATCTAGGCACAATCGCTGGTTTTGGTTCTACTAAATTACAAACTCCTATATTAAATAGTGATGATTCAATATCTACTGCATTAAATGAAAAATTATTTGCTGGCATTCTACCTTGTCTTGTAAATTCAGGAAATGCTGGATTAAATGCCTGCCCATTTGGTCCATAATAAAACATTCTACGATCCATTAACTGTGCTCTTGCTTTTTGTTCTAAACAATAATTTGCTTGACTATTTCTATCACTTGTACATCCTCTTTCCCAACAATATCTTGGATCCTTACCTGGTATATTTTCACAAAGCATTAATATATATATTAATTTATATTTAATTTATTAATTAAATTTTTACATATATCTTCATCTAAATTATCATTAATAATTCCACACAAAATTTTATGCATTACATAAAAGCTATAATAACTAAAACACATCTGAAATTGTATTTCTCGATCATAATTTGGATATTTATCCATTAACATTATAACTAACTTATTAGTATTATATTTTTTAAAAAGTATTTCTGTCTGTTTATCTATTTTATCAAATGCACTATCTATATTAATTTCTGAATTTGATATATCTTGTATAAATGCCTGCATTAACTGTGTTTTATATAACATATCTGAATCGTCTAAATCTTCTATCAAATGATATGTACACACAAAATCTGTTATATATTCCATTCTATTTAAATATAAGATTAGGTTTAAGTTAACATACTATCTATTAACTTATCTAAACTATCATATTCTGGTTTCCATTTAAGTTTTTCTCTAGCCTTCTGACTATCACTTAACAAAATATCAACTTCATTTGGTCGAAAATATTTTTCACTAATATTAACTAAAATTTTTCTAGTCTTTTTATCAATTCCTACTTCATCTAAATCTTTACCTTTCCATTCAATATCAATATCTATCTTTTTGAATGCTTTTTCTACAAAACTCCGAATTGTATATGTTTCACCCATACCAATTACATAATCATCTGGTTTATCTTGTTGTAACATTAACCACATTGCCATTACATAGTCTTTTGCATGACCCCAATCTCGTTTAGAATTTATATTACCTAATGTTAATATTTCACCATTATCAGTAGAATCTCTTACCTTTTTTACATAATTTATAATTTTTTTTGTTACAAAATTTTCACCTCTTCTTGGTGAATTATGAATCCTTCCTTTACCTATACCAGCTTGAAACTTGCCACTTTCTGTTTCTAAATCATAAAACCATCCATTATAATTATCCATATTTATGATTTTTTTTATTTCATTATCTTGTTTAGAATTATAATGATTTAATCCACCTTCATAACCAGTATTTACAACTTTTCTAATTAAACTACGAGTAATGTTTATTCTTCTATGAATTTCACGTTGGCTAATATTTGAAGAATGCATTTCTTTTATTAGTTCTGATTTTTCTTTTGTTTTATCTAGTGAATATCTAGTATTACTCAATACATTAATACTATAATACAATCTATGTTTATTAAATTTAAATATACTTTCAACATTTATATTATATTTTTGCCCAGTAGTATTTTCTAATAAATAAATTAATCCTTGTGCTAACGTAGCCGAATTTGTTTTAAAATTTTTAAATTTATAAACGCATTTATTAGATTTTAATCCATCAGCTTTATTATATCCTTCTAAAAATTTTTCTTGAATATTTTGTGGAGAATTTAAAATTATAACAGGAACACGCTTTGTTTTATCTTCATTATATATTTCATACTTTTTAAAAAAATCATTAAAACCATTTAAATTTAATTGAAAAATTATTTCATTTGGATTAAATCCACTGCGAATTTCAGAAATACGATATGTACATTCTTTATTATTAAATTTTCCAATTTTTTCCCATAAATCTATTACATAATTATGTATTTCTTTTGATTTATTAGTAAATCTAACATTGTTACCAAAAGAACCATCGCCAACTATTAATCCTAAAAACTCTGCTTCATATATATTTATTTTATTATTATAAAATTCTCTATTTATTTTACATTTATCAATATGTTTATCATAATTTGATTTTCTTGCAAAAATATGATTACAATAACAACATTCAATATTACTTATTACTGGTTTATTAAATTTATATAATGATTTATTGATATTATCATAATCGTTTATTTTGGGAAATTTTACTAATTTTAATTTATCTCCTAATTTTAAATTTTTACATTCTACTTCACTATCATCTTCCATAATTGCCACATGATTTGAAGTTATCATATATGATGCATTTTTAGAAATAATAAATCGTGGATTTTTATTATCTTTTTGATCATGTGGATATCCGGATGCAAATTTTACTTTAGTCCAATCATTATTATCCCAAATAAATAATTCTGTTTCTACTTCACCTTCCTGGTAATGATTTATTTTTTCATCAACTAATATTGAATCATATTTTGTATGATTTTTAACAACCTCGCATATTGGTTTAATATTAATTATATTATTTTGTTTAAAAATAACAGGCATAAAACCAGCTAGTGTCTCATGATTAAATAAAACACCATTACACGCAAATAAATTATAACTTTCTCTATAATTTTTTACAATATAATGACTATAGACTTTTGCCGATGCATATGGTGATTGTGGATTAAATGGCGTCATTTCATTTTGTGGTATTTGTAATACTTCTCCAAACATTTCACTAGTTCCTGCTTGATAAAATCGTATTTTATCTCTATTTTTTTTATCTAACTGTCTTACACATTCCAATAATTTTAATACACCAATACCATCTACTTGGACTGTATATTCTGGTATTTCAAACGATATATGTACATGACTTTGTGCACCTAAATTATATATTTCTAATACACTAAAATCTTTATTATTAGTTAATATTATATTAAGTATATTGCTTAATGATAAACTATCAGTTAAATCACCATAAATTAGATTTAAACTATCTCGAATATGTGAAAGTCTAGAATAATTAAATAATTCTGAATTACGTCTAACTATACCATAAACTTTATACTGTTTTTCAATTAGTAATTCTGATAAATATGATCCATCTTGTCCTGTAATTCCTGTTATTAATGCTATTTTCGACATATTAATATATAAATTATTTTATATTTATATATTAAAATTTAATTAAATTAATTATCTTCACCTCTTGTTAAAAGTCTTGATGGAACACCTCCTCTTACCCAATCTTCATTTGCAGCTGTTTCAACATAGTTAACTGGATTTGTAACAGTTGCTTCTACTGAAGGAATTAAAGGTGTATAAGTAAGATTATAATTAGTTACTTCTGATGTTGGATCTAAACTTTTTAATTTTAAATTATAAGCACCACCTCTTAATGTATTTTCTAAAGGAGTATTCGCAGGCCCTTTCCCTAAATATGGCACTGCATTAAACATTCTCTGTTGTATTAAACCTCTCTCTCTCATATTTGCTCCTTGTCCAAATGTTAATACATTGTTTGCATCAACATAGTCACTATTAAATCCTCCTTTTGGACTACCTTGTAAAATTATATTTGGCTGATTAAAAGCTAAGTTTAAAGCATTATTAAAAGGACTTAGTGTTGCAAAATTTTCTAGCATATAGTCTGCTGCTGCAATATTTTCTTTATTTCTATTAGTTAAATCACAGGCATCATTACCTATTCTAGATGTCCCATCAAATAATCTATCAATTACAGTAGAGAAATTCATTCTATAATATTATTCTATATTATATTTTATCTCAAGGATTCGTAAAATCATATGCTCCTCCATGATTACGTTCTAAAGCCAAAGGATTTCCTTCTTTTCCTGAAATCATATTTCCATATAAATACTCTTTAAATGCTGCTTGATCATTTGGAACTTGAGTATTTGGCATAGCATTATATTGTAACATTGACCGATTAAAAGTTAATTCATCGCCTAAATCAGCAAATAATTTATCTTTAATTTTTGGATCATCAAATGGTTCTGTTACAAATTCTTTTACTGACTTATTGATTTGAGATTCAACTTCTGGCATAAATGATGGTGCAGCAGGTTTTCTTTTTGGATCATAATATATTTCAGGTAAAGTAACATTCATCAATGGATTCGCTTGAGTAGGTTTATGAAATAGATTTTTATTCATATTATACATATTAGGATCTGTTAACAAAGGATACACTCCAGACAGCTTATTTGAAAATTTTTCTTTGTATTTATTTACACTTCTATTCTGAAAATAATACAATAAATATACTATTCCTAAAGTGGCTGCACCTAATAAAAATATATTTACCTTCAAGGTCAATAAAAAACCTATAATTACTAAAATTATAACTAATCTAGATATAGCATTTACTTTTTCTTCTGCTGTCATATCTTGACTAGGCCATATTTCCATAATTTTATCTTTTCTTAATAATATTCTGGGATCATTTAACCAAACTGATGTAGTCATTATTATATATATTCTTTATTATTTTATTTAGAATCTAATTTATATCCACACTATTTTCTGTTTTTACTGGTTCAACTGTAACAACTGGCCGCTTTTTCTTTTTTTTATTTTTATTTTTTGGTTTATTTTCTACAGGAGTTTTTTCAGCTTGTTCACCTAATGAATATAATAATTCTTGCATTCCTAGATCAGTCATACCTTTATCTACTAGAGTTCCTTCTAATTGTTTTGTATCACATAGACTTGTTTCATTTTTCTTCTTCTCTAATTTGTTACGCATTCTCTCTTTCATTTTTGCATTCTTTAAATTTTGTTCCATTTTGCGACTCATTGCTCCTACATCCATTTTTGCACCTCCACCCATTCCTGGTACACCCATTTTTGAAAATAAAGATTCTAAATTTCCCATACCTGGCATATTTTTCATATTTGCAACAAATTCTGATGCCTCTTGCAATAATTCTGTCTCTTTTATCTCTCCACTTTTAATTCTCGAATCTAATTTTGTTCCAACATTCTTAACTAAATTCATAAGTTTTGTTGGATTTTTAAATAATTTGTTAAATACATCATTTACAGATGATGCATCCTCCATATCTATATCTAATTCACCTGCTGTCTCTTCTGCTATCTCTTTTGCTAAACACCCGATTTTACCACCCATCATTTTATTTATATGATCATGTAACTGTTCTGCATTTGGTAAATCCATTGGAATACCACTTTCATTATTATCATCTCCCTCTTCAACTTCTTTTTTTTCTTTAAAAATTGCTTCCATTTCTTGTAAAGAAGCTTCTATCTTTTGTTTAAATTCATCAGTATTAATTGCTTCAAATAGTTTTGCTGTGTCACCAAATGATTCTCCTGTATTTACATCTGCTACTACTGTAAATAATATTAATTGTAAATATTTCCAAATTGTTGCTCTAGTTGTATCTGTAATATCTGTTTTCCATAATTCTACAAAATCTATATTTGGAAGTAAAAATAATTCTCTATTATTTACAAATATATCATTATTTTCATACAAAATATCAAAAAAATACTGAGGAAAAGTATTTCTACAATGTAAATAGATTACTTTTATTAATCTATCTACCCCATCACCATCTTCTTCTATATTCTTAGATATCTCTCTAATCGGATTTTCTGTCTTTTCTAAAATATCTGAAAATGTTGTCATTAAATCTTGAGTTAAATCACAAACTACTTTGACAAAATCTTGAGATATATTTATCTCACTATTATCATCTGGTAAATTATCTGATTCACTAATTTCTACCATAATATTAAATATTTAATACATTATATTTAAATATATTAAATATTTATTGTTGTAAATAATAAACTTTACATAATTTTGTTAAATTTTGTAAATACGAAACTGTTTTATCTAAATTTACTTTGTCTAACCCTTTCATCGTGTTTTTAATTACAATAATTTTATCTAGAATATTTGCTGCATCACCTGTATCTTTTACATCATCAGAATAATCTTTTTCTAAAAAATACTCTAAATTACCTGACATTATATTTTCTTCATATTTATCTAATACATAGTGTTTCCAACCCATAATAATTAATTTTGGGTTAGCTTTTCTTATTGTAACTAGAGATGCTAGAGCTGTTTTTAATTCTTTATTATCTGGTAAAATTTCAATTAATGATTCTAATAATTCATTTAAATGATTATTAAATCCACTAAGAATATCTGATTTATTCATTTTATATATTAAATAAAAATTCTTTATATTTGTTTTATTGTTTTAAAGATTGGGCTCTTTGTTGTTGTAATTGTTCCATTGATACTTCTCCTACTTTATTTGGAACATAATCATCTGGTGGTGTTTCTATATTATCAACTGATTCCCAAGTTACATTGTTTCTTAATTGTCGCATTCCTCCTTGTCCTTTTGCTGATAAATCATCTATTGTTTGATCTAAAAAACTAAAGTTATCTGATGTTACTCCACAACTATTCATATCATTAAATGAAAATGCCATTGGTTCTCTATTTACCATTCTCTCTTGAACTCCTGTTCTTACTGGTTGTAAATGTTCTAATATTTGATTTCCAAATACTACTTGATTTCCTCTATTTAATAATAATAATGCTGGAACTTTATCAACTGTATGTGGTAAAACTATCTCTTGTTGATTTTTTAATTTAACATATATTGATCCATCTGGTCGTTTTACTCTATCATCAATTGAAATAAAATGTATATCATTTTTTACTTGAGAGCTCGCTAGTTTTTGAATAATTTGGGAACTATTATTACAATAATTACTATAATATAATATATAACTCATTATTTATAATAGATTAATTATTTTTTTTAACTTATTTTACTAAAAATTGATTTAATAATTTATTATTTATAATATATAATAAAATGGAACCTTCTGTTATGGATATGAATGAACAAGATAATATTCTTAAATTTACTCTTAGTAATACTAATGTTAGTTTTGCTAATGCATTACGTCGTACTATTCTATCAGATATTCCAACTATTGTAATTCGTACTTTCCCTTATGAAAAAAATGATGCTAATTTTGAAATTAATACTACTAGATTTAATAATGAAATCTTAAAACAGAGATTATCTTGCATACCTATCTATATTAAAGATTTAGCTATTAATCTTGAAGATTATCTTTTAGAAATTGATGTTAAAAATACGTATGATCAAATGATATATGTTACTACTGCTGATTTTAAAATTAAAAATCTAAAAACTGATAAATATTTATCTGATAGCAATCTAAGTGAAATATTTCCACCTAATCCTATATCTAATCAATTTATTGATTTTTGCAGATTAAAACCTGCCTATTCTGAAGATCACCAAGGAGAACATATCAAATTAACTGCTAAATTTACTATTGGTACTGCTAAAGAAAATGGCTCTTTTAATGTTGTATCTACTTGTGCTTATGGAAATACGCCTGACCTATATGCCATTGATCAAGCTAAGCAAACTAAATTAGAAGAATTACAAACAAAATATACTAGTGATGAAGATATTAAATATCATCTAACGGACTGGTTAAATCTTGATGCTAAGCGTATCTATGTTCCTGATAGTTTTGATTTTAAAATTAAAACTCTTGGTGTTTTTACTAATACTGAAATTGTTGTAAAAGCTGTCAAAATTATTATTGAAAAATTATTTAAACTTAAAGAAATATATTCTACCTCAAATAATTTAATTAATCCAAGTGAAAATACTATTGAAAACTCTTTTGATATTACTCTTAATAATGAAGACTTTACTATTGGTAAAGTAATTGAATATTCTCTATATCAACTATATTATATTGGCAATAAAACACTTACTTTCTGTGGATTTAGTAAACCACATCCACATTTAGATAAAAGCATTATTCGAATTGCATTTTCAACCGAAGTTGATAAAACAACTATTGTTTCTTATCTAACTAATAGTATTGATTTTGCAATTGTTTATTTTAATAAATTATTACCACATTTCGGCGAACTAAGTCAAGATGAAGCATTTGCTATTAAAGCATCTATACCTCTAGCTACTTTACCACCACCTAGCGTACAACCTAGCATAGAACCTAGCGTACAACCTAGCATAGAACCTAGCGTAGAACCTAGCGTAGAACCTAGCGTACAACCTAGCGTACAACCACCATCTAAACCATCAAAAAAACCTATGACTATTAGTAAACCAAAAACTAAAACTTCTACTAGCAAAGTAGATAAGTAATATTAATTATTATATCTATTAATTAATATTATTTGATATTATTTAATTACTATTTGATAACTGCTTACCTAACTCTCTTAGCGAATAATTTAATGAATACATTAGTAATGATGGATCCAGGCTATTAACATATTCTACAACAATTTGCTTACTGATATATTGTCCACTTTCACGCATCTCTAAATACTTCTGATGAATATTAAACATATGGGTTCTAAAATTCTCAGGATACTCTAATAGCGGATATTCTTTTTTAATATAACAACTTACATAATTCTTAAATAATGTATCTGTAAAACTATGAATATGATTTCTAAATTCAGAAAATTTTTTACCCGACTCTGGAAAATATCTTAAATATTCTTTTACTTTATTATCACGTCTTAGACTTAGATAATGAAATTGTAATTTACTATAATTTCCTCGTAAATCTTTTATATATTTATATGAAGGTGCTATAATTTTACTTCTACAACCATCATAACTTTTAATCATTACACCAATATTATTAAAATTACAATTCATACTCCCAAAATTATTACATAAATTCTCAAAAGAGTCTATGTAAAATCTATATGGAAACCATAATTTATTAAACACATGGTCTAAATTTAATGTACCATATTTCTCTCTCTGAATCTCATTTACTAATAAACCATCTATTTCATAAATAGAAACTAAATATAATGTCATCTGCTCAATCGGAATTACTATTCGATTTTCTGGATGTTGCATCACAAATGAATACATATATTTTTTATCAAACTCATTTAAATCTACCCCTAATTTTTCACATACCTCACTAAATAAAATATCAAAATTTTTTTGTTCACTAAAATATCTAATTTTTCCACCTACACTTGTTTTTGTTGCAATTTCCCATTTATTTAGACTATTATCATAAAATACATTAATCATTGTTCCCTCAATAATCTGCTCTCCAAAACATTGAGATTCATTATATAATGTCACAAACTTATTAAAATTAACATATTTTGGCGGCGAAAATACATTTACTTTACCATTACTAAAAATAAGTGATCTACACAATCCAATATTTGGATTAAATTCTAAAAATTGTTTATTATATTTTAGAATATTATAACATTTACCATCATGTAACCACTGTTTATATTGAAATTTATTATCTTTTTCAATACTATCTTTTGTTGGATTATTTATGATATCTTCAATATCATCTCTAATATTTCTTAAATCATATCTTATTGTTGGTTGCTCTAATGCAGCCATTTAGATAATATATCTAATTTATCTTTAATTTCATTTCGTTATACATAATAATTTCTACTATAAATATAAGGTAATGGTAGACACACCTACAGAAAAAATTAATATTCAATTAGGAGATATTATTCAAATTATTGCACCTGATAATCCTAATTTAAATTTACAACAATTTTATATTGAATTTATAAATCAACAAAAATTATTACTTATTAATATTGACAATCAAGAATCAACTGAAATTGATATAATTGATGGAGAACTATCTGACCCATCTATTCAACAAATTGAATTATTAAGTCGTGCCGACTCTTCTAGTTATGCACGTCAACACAATTTAGTACCTGGAGTATGGGTAGAAATAACTTTTAAAACTAGCGACACTCTAATTATTAAAGGTTTAATAACTAATTTAGAAGAAGATATGATTGAAATTAAAACCTATCCAGATAATAATATTATCTATATCGATTTTGCATATCAAGGTATACCCGAAGATTTTTCTATTGATAAAATTACTATAATTAATAATCCAGAATCTGTTTCTGACTCTCTACTAGAACCTGAACCTGAACCTGAACCCATTTCTGAAACACCTTTCGAAACTTTAGTAGAACAAGCAGACGAAGATATGCCAGAATTGCCTAGTACTTCACTATTACAAGAATCAGGTATTGATTTAGAAGATGCCGCTCCTGAAATTATAGAACAAAAACTTAAAGAGGCTATTTTAGAAGGTAATCAAATTGAGTTAGGTGAAGATTTAGAAGAAATTACTATTTTTGTTGATGTACCCGATGAAGAAAAAAGATATAGTATGGAACAACAAACAGACGATCTTTTAGATGAATTACTTGGAACTGTACCCACCGATAAACGTACAAATAGTAAACTTAATGAAATACACACTATGATTGAACGATTTGTTCAATTACATAGTAATTACTCTATTTTTGATAAAAATGGTAATGCTAATAAACCTGACAAAATTAGTAATAATTATAAACCACTTGCAAAATTACTTTCTGAATTTCAAGAAAATCTACTATGGCTTATTCCTGTTTCAATTAATAGAAAAAAATTGTATAATATTGATAAAACTGTTGTTGATGAATTAGGTTCTACTACTATTAATAACTTAAATTTAAGCACTGTTGTAGTTGAAGAAGATGATCTTTTTTCTGAATTCTTAAAAGGACAACAAATTACCGATGATAATAATTATTATAATTATATTAACAAACTTAATGAAATTTATACACCATTTCAAGAAACTGTTGACCCTACAAATAGTATTATCTCTCACTCTGTTTCTAAAAATATATTATCTATTGTTAATAATCTTGATGATAATGAGTCTTATGTTGCAGAAATCGGTAAAGATTACGAAATAATAAAACGTAAAAAATTCTTATTTGAAACCTATACTAAAGCACTTAAATATTTACCAAACCAATCTGACTTAGCTAATCCTGATGTTATCACTCTTAATTCTATTATTATACTTACTATACCCTTTCTTTTATTTTCTAAAATTAATTTACCCACTACTAATATTCTAGAAAAATCATTACTTGATAAAAATTACTTATATTATTGGAAATACATAAATGATAATACACAAATTAATCAATCTACTACTATAGATACTCTAATTGATAGAACACAACCTATTAGTGAATTAGAAGATGATATTGATGTTGTTAACCAAATGCGACAAGACTTATTTCAAAATATACAACAATATTCTCTCGATGAAACACTCTATAATGATTCCACTAATCCAGCTACATATCTAAAATTTCTAAATCAAATATTACCAACCAATTCTCAATGTTTTAACATTATCAAAACATTATCTAAAAATGTATTATCTATATATTCGATTGTTAAAGAATTAGAGCTATTCTATATCTATTTTCCAGATGTTAATTTTAATTTTTTTGAAAAATTAAATCTTTTCATAACCAACAATATTAGTGATTACAAAAATAGACTTGCAGATAATATTAGATCTTATAATATCTATTCTAATAAACAGTATACTAAACAAATTCCTAGTAAATGGTTTCAAGTTTTAGAAAAAAACAAAGCACTAAATACTATTGTTATGGAATCATATAATTTAGAATCTACATTTACTGATACTGAATTATTTACTAAAATATATAATATTGATAATGGCGAATTATTTACAATTGCACTTGTAAGAATTAATTTAGACTTACAAACTGATAATCTTCTAGAAGAATTTGTTGAAAAATATCAACAATCTATTATCAACAAAAATAGAGAAACCAATGATTGCAAAACTATTACTAAAAAATATAATACACTTGAATCACTCGAATCTGATAATAGTAAAGATATATATGTTGACCCAGAATATGATAAAACTGATTATAAATTTATAGATAAATTAACCAGTGAACAAAAATCATTGCCGAGAGAAGAACAACTACAAATATTATCCGAAAAATTAATTGATAATAAATCCATTACTATAGAACAGGCTAAAATACAAGCTAATAATATTATAAATCGACAAACACTTGTCGAAAATGGTGATTATGCTTTACTCACTATCATGGATCAAGAACCTCAATATTTCGTAAGACAAGATAATAATTGGGTTATTAGTGATCTAGGAACTAATGTAGAAATTAAAGATAATAAATTATTTTGTAATCTACAAAATCAATGTATTTCTGATAATAATGGTTGTAATACTTTAAATATAGCCGAATCAAATCTAAATGAAACTGTATTACAACAAATATATAAAGAATTTGATGATACATACGACAAACAAGCTGAAAAGATCAGAAGAGAGATAGATACTGTATTAGAAAAAAGTATAATTAGAATTAAACTATTAAAACGTTATAAAATTAAAAATTTTTACAAATATGATACATTAAAGAGAGAAATCGGTGATTTATTAAGTGAAGAACCTGAGTTAGCACAAGCTTCTCCTTATGAAAATCTACGTGATATTATACTTGGACAAGAAGATTTTGTTAAACGCCAACATTTTATACAAAAATTTGTTATATTATTTACTAGACCGGCTTTTGATTATGAAGATCAATATTGGTTATATTGTATTAAAACTAGTACTAAATTGTTACCACTATTTATTAGTACTTTAGCTAATCGATTTATTTCTGGTGGTGACTATCTCTACGAGTTAGATGTAATTGCAACAAATCAAGGAACTATTAGTGATGATGGCGATTCATTTGTAGACAAACATAGTGGTTATTTTATTAAAAAAATAGAATTTGATACTGAAGAAGGATTTACAGAAGAAGGTTTTAAATTAAAAACTAGAGAGAAAATGGAAAAAGATCTAGGTGATCATGTCTTAGAATTAGCTGATGATACTTCAAAAACTACTGAAAAAGTTTTAAGCACTGAAGCTAGATTAGTTTCTAATATAATTAATGCTATTACTGGTCCAAGTGGAATGGGAATTAATATTAAAGATCAGTATAATTTTATTATAGATAATGTCATTTTATTACATAAACAACTAGCACCTACTGAACAACAATACCAAAAAATGACTACTGCTGCTCAAAAAGCTAAAAAAACCATTGCTAGCTACGAAGACCAAGTTGGTAGACCATTAATAATACTTACATTTATTTTTATATCTATTGCTATACAGACTAATATTCCAAGTATTGAAACCAGAAAAACATTTCCTAATTGTATTAAATCATTTGAAGGATATCCTATATTTGGAGATGATATGACTGCTATTACATATATTGCTTGTATTGCAAGAAAAATGAGAAATAATGAGTATCCTTGGTCAGCTATTTATAATCTTAAAGAAGAGAAGATTATCTCTCAAATAAAAAATTTACTTGATGGTGATAAATTTAAAATTTTAAAAAATCCATCTGTAAAACTCAAAATTGCTGAAAAACGTCAATATAACAAAACAAAACGAAAAGATATTAAATTAGATATATTAGCTATTGATAAATTACAAGGATTTTTCCCACCATTACTACCATTTTCTATAAAAGCATATCCACTTGCAGAAGGTTTTACTAATCTACTTGCTAAAAATATTAAAACCGGTAGTTATATGCAACAAGATCAAATAAATATTATTAAAACAAAAATAATTAAATTTGGTTTATCTATTCAAGAAATTATTAAAAAAGTAGTTGAAAAACAATCTCCTTTAATAAATAGCAAATCTGGAGTAGTCTTTTTAGAAAATACTTGTTGCGATTCTCTCTCTACTGATGTCTATAAATATTTTACAGATAACAACTCTACACTAATACAAAATAACAATATTGTTACTAGTTTATCAGATATGTTATATGATATATATCGAGCTTCTAATGCTCCAATCTTATTTGACCCAAGAGATTCTAGATATTATTATCCTGAATTACCAAAAACATTTTCAACAGATACTATTTATCAAGCATTTATTGTATTTTGTAAAAATAAAACACTTAGTTTAAACAGTGATATTCAAGATGCTTGTGGACTTTCTTCTCAATTGATTCAACCGACACAATCAATTAGTGAACAGATTGAAATATTAAAAAGTGATGGAATTAATTATAGTGAAGAATTATTTCAACAATTATTAACAATTGTCAACTTAAAAAATACTATTAAAATTGATCTTACTCTAACTTATCCTAATATGGTTCAAACATTTAATGATACTTTAATTAGTCTAAAAGATAATCCTGATGAAAATATACCCGAACTATTAGTAAATGATTTAATAGACCTAATTGATAGATATTCTTTAAAAGATGAAACTGCAAACTCTTCTAGTAGAAAAATTAAAAATTTCTTAGATGCCGAAAATACTAAATTATTAGATAAAATTAATATTTTTATTAAATCAAATGCTGGATTATCTAAGAGTAAATTTGCATCATTATCAAGCTGTCTAGAAAATATTAATAAATTTTTAGAAATAGGAGATAATATACTTGTAACTTCTGATGATGAAACTACTTTTAAATCTATAAACTTCATAAAAAATATAATTAATAATACTGTTAATATTTTTCCAAATATTATTTTAAATAAAATTAATTATCAAGAGACTAAAATACCAAAACACTGGAATTTATCTAGACGACACGAAACTGATATTCGAGAAATTATCAATAATTATTATAAAAATCTAAAACCACTATATGATGATTCAGAATTAATTAATATACTTAAAATTATTAAGTCTAAATGCACTAATATTTTAAAACTAGCTAATACTACACCTTTTTTTGCTTCTATAACATTTGATTCCGATACTACAACATCAGTATTTGATTCTAGACTTGTATTACTACTTTATAAATTTTATTTTTATAAAACACTTGAAATATACATTGATTTAAGTAAACTAACTCAACAATTTGCTACACCAGAAGAAGTTTTATCAGTTCAAGAAGAGACTCCTAAACAAGCTGATGAAGAAGTAGAACAAACTCTTGCAAGTGGGACATTAAAACAAGAAACACCTGTACCTGAAATTTCCACACAAACATATATTGCACAAGCAACTATTGCTGGAGCTAAAATAGAGAAAATGGAAAGTGTTGCAAAATATATAGCACACATTATGGAAATAATATGTCAACATAAAAAAAATATAGATTACAATAAAGATAGTATAATGGATAAAATATTAATATCAAAAGAGAGAGAAAAGCGAGATATTACTGATTATCTTAAAGGTTTAACTGATGAAGAGAGAGAAGTAGAAAATATATTTAAAAATCAAAAACTTGAAAAATGGAGCAAAGGTTTACAAAAAGGATTAACACAATATGTACAAGAAACCTATGATGAAGAACGTGAACAAGCAGAAAAAGAATTAATTCGAGATAAAAAATTAGCTATGAAAACTGGAATAAATGATATGAATAAAAATATATATGCTGATGAGTTTGATATGGATCAAGAAATTACAGAACAAATAGAACAAGAAGCTTACGCTTTAGATGATTATCCTGGTGAAGATGGTGATGAACCTGAATATGATGATTTTGAACAACAAGATGAATATTAAATAAATTTAACTGATTTATTTTTATTTTTACAATAAAAATAACTCTTATAAATATATAATGTATAAACCATTTATTAAAAAACATATTATTGGAACTACTATATCTATTTTTTTAATTATTTATATATTTTTTATGACAATGAAACCTGCTTTTTTATTTACTAAAGAAGGATCTATTCGTCATTTTGGTCTAGGTAAACGCAATTCTACAATTATTCCTATATGGCTTTTTGTAATTATTTTAGCAATAATGATTTATATGACTATTCTTTGCTATCTTAGATAATTAATGGCCATGATCACTATATACTCTTGGTTCTATCTCTTTTTCACTATTCTCTTTAACTAGTTGTTGATATTCACTATGACGTCTTTCCATCTCTTTAACACTGCTACTACATTGAGATTGTATTATATAGTTATATGAAGTTACTACTGTTAATGCTCCAGTTAATCCAAACCAAATAAATTTAGAAATAATAAATTTAAGTCTTACTAAATCCTGAAGTTTAGTATAGTAATTTTGTGCATTACTACTTAATAATCCCCCTTTATCTAATTTGTGCCAAAACTCTTCATAACCAACTGTTGGATCAGGTATTTCATTGATTAATAATGATGGATTATCATAAATTTTCCCTAAAGTTTTTGATAACTCGCTATTTTGTGTCTGTTCTTTAGACTTTAATACTTCTCCTAATACATTATTTAATCTTCCCATTGTACTTACTATCATATAACCAAATGTATTAGAAAATGGACTTAACCATCCTGGAAATATTATTAGCATTAAATTTAGTAAACCAAATATAAATACCCAAGGAAACATAGTATAAAAAAATGCTGTTTTAACGTGTGATTCACCACATAATATTTTAGTTAGATTTACATTTATTCCAAATTGAAAAACTAATAATAATATTAAGTAAACTATCATAGCTATAGAACTATACTTTTCTTGTGTTTTATATTGAATTGTAAAGTAACCTATAGTTAATCCTGCAAAAAGTAATAATCCTCTATTTGGACTTGGCAATTCAGACATTTATAGATAATAACTATAATTTTTTTTGATTATTTATTTTATTAATGGAATATTCTAAACCACTTTTGACAGAATTAACAACAAAATTTCATATAAAAAATTCATTAAAAGAAGTGAGAACTTTTAAAAATAAATATATAAGTATTATTATTAATCTATTACTACTATTATTATTTGTAGGTACAATATCATTATTATTATATTATAAATATAAAGGCAAACCAACTCCAGAAGAAATTAGGATAAAAGAAAATCAAAAAAAACAATACCTATTTGAAAAATTACATAAGATTTCTTATGAGAAACATAAAGAAAATCAAAATTTAATTACTGATTTACCAATTATTTAGTATATTTAATAATAAATTATTATTACAATAATAATTTGATAATCTAATAATAGATAAAAATCCTATTAGCATAAGTATAAAATAGAATAGATATCTAGCTCTCTCTTCTATTTTTTTATTTACACCAAATTGTTTTAATATTATTACTAGTATATCCATTATTTTTATTCCTTTACTTTCATAATTATTTATTGGACATCCTGAAAAAATAAACCATATAAATGGTAAAATAAAAGGAACTATAAATAAATATTTTAATATACTTATTGGAAATAATGGTATTGTTATTATAGATAATATAATTATCCAGTGAAAATAATACATTATTTGTTTAAAAATTTTAGACATTATATAAATATTATATATATTATTTATATAATGTCTAAAAAGCCTAAAACTGTAACTACTGTTCAATTTGATGATGCTATTTCTACATACTATAAATTAAAAGGCCAATATAATACTAATATTAATAAACTAGTTAAAGAAATTTATGATAAAAAACTCTCTCCAGAAGAAAAAAAGACTAAATTTGCTGAAGTTAAACGCAAATGTGTTGTTTGTGGTAAACTTGGAGGTACTATTTTTGAAGAAGATAATACAATGCTACTAGCCAAATGTGGTAATCAAGATAATCCTTGTAAATTAGACATTAAATTAGAAAGGGCTAAATATGATAATATTTTAAAAGTTATTAATACACAAAATGGTGATATAAATCGATATAAAAATGATATAATAACTACAAAACTCAATTTTTTATTTGGATTTAAAAACCAAGAGACTACTCTATCTGAATTTGAAAAATTAAAAGGTGATTTAGTAAAAATTATTAAACAATATCAAAATAATACTAGTAAATATATTAAAACTATTTATAATGCTGAGAATACTTCTGGTATCAATACTTTAGATGATAAATTATATGCTAATATTAAAATTTTTAAAGATAATATAGATAGTTATAAAGAGACTGGACAACAATCATTTTTAAAAGATGCTCTAGAAATATATGTAAATACAATAATTATAATTAATAAAGAACTTAGGGCTTTAAAATATAAAATACAAGAAGTTATACATAATAAAGATAATGATACTTATAAACTAGTACAAAAATCATATACTTTATCTGATTTACAAATTATGAAACCAGATACTGAAAATAAAGTTATCACATTTTCTGTTTAATATTATATTATTATAATATAATGATAACAAAATACATTGATTTTAAAATATTATTTATTAGTTTAGCAATTGGTTTATTTTTTGTCTATATTAATCAGTCTGCATCTACAATTATTTATGTATATCCTACACCTGATAATATTAAAAATATTCAATATAAAGATCATATAGGAAATTGTTTTGATTTTACTGCAAAACAAGTTAATTGTCCTGATGATAAAACTAAAATACATACTATTCCTATTCAAGAAGGAAATTAATAATTAATATATAAATATTATATATATGAAAACACCATCACTTAAAGCACTTATTAATAGTAGTAAAGGAAAAGTAATATTATCTATTATTTTAGGATTCGGTATAGCAACCTTATTTAGAGAATCTTGTAAAGATAGAAATTGTTTAGTATTTCATGCACCATCTATGAAAAAAATCAAAAATAAAATTTTTTCCTATAATGATCAATGTTATGTTTATACTGAAAAGCACAGTACTTGTAATCCAGATAAAAAAGTATTAGCTATTACTAGAGAAAATGCGTAAGCTTATTATATATAAAAAATTTTATATATAATAATGTCTGGTACTACACAAATAGATCAATTACCATCCACATCATCTAATCCTCCTGAAAATCCTATACAAAATAATTTATCACCACAACCTCCTACTACTTCTAATATGAATACTGAAAATATTAAAGTTGAAAATTATGGCCAACAACTTAATGCTGAGAGAGAACAAAATGGTTCTCAAGTTGCACCTATTGATTATACATCTCAATTATCTTCAGCATTAAAAGAGGCTCAGGCTTCAGGAGCAACTGTTTTACCTTCACGAGATATACCTCAACAAACATTATCTATGCAACAAGACTATCAAACTAAACCTGACTATGTGCCCACCTCAGAAACAAATGATTATATTGGAAATATTTTAAATAAAGAAAAAATTATTTTAGAACAAAAACAAAAACAAAATCAAGCTGATAATTTAGAATATATTTATCAAAACTTACAATTACCGGTTTTAATTGGTATTATGTATTTCTTATTTCAACTACCATTTATTAGAAAAAATTTATTAACATTTTTACCTAATCTATTTAATAAAGATGGTAGTCCAAAACTATCTGGATATATATTTAATAGTGTTGTATTTGCCTCATTATATACATTACTAGTTAAAGGATTACACTATTTACAAAATTAATCATTAAATCCATTAGTAAAAGGGTCTGGTTCTATTTTATCTAGCAATTGTTTCTGTCTAATTTTTCCTCCAACTCTCTGAAATAACTCTTCTACTAATAAATCATTATTGTAGTTATTTAAATACACTATATTTTTTATTCCAGCAGATAATAATAATTTTCCACAATTTAGACAAGGATAATGAGTTATATACGCGGTGCATTCATTGCATGATACACCTCTTTTTGCACAATCAGTAATAGCATTTTGTTCTGCGTGCACTGTTCCTACCTCATGTCCATCTCGAATACATGATTGGTGAGGACATCCCGCAATAAATCCATTATAACCTTGAGCTACAATTCTATTATCTTTTACTAACATACATCCCACATGTAATTTTTTACAAGTTGATCTTTTTGCTGTTATTTTAATTAACTCACTAAAATATGTATCCCAATCTGGTCTATCCATATATTAAACTATTATTCGTATATTTTTATATTAGTTTAATATATTTAGAATGTATGACTAATAATCATTATACATTATTAGATAATTATATTAATTCTATGATTGAAAATATAAATACAAAACATTTTCCAGATAAAATAAATTTAGTACTTGATGGTGGTGCTTTTAATTGTGCTTATACTACAGGATGTCTCTATTATATTAAACAATTAGAAAAATTAAATATAACTAAAGTAAATTATATATCAGGTTGCAGTATTGGTGCTGTTCTAGGTTATATGTATTTAACAGATAATCTAAAATATACTCCTCAATATTATAAATATTTACTTAATAAAAGTAGATCTGATATTATATTAAAAAGTTTTCCTTATATAATTAATGATTTAGTTAAAGATTGTGATTTAAAAAAAGTTAATCATAGACTTTTTATATCATATTACAATGTAGAAACACTTACGCATACTGTAGTATCAAAATATAATACTCGTGAAGAATTAATAGATGCATTAATTCGTTCTAGTTATATTCCTTTTATTATTGATGGTAAGTTAAAATATAAGGGTAAATATTGTGATGGATTATTACCACATATATTTAATAAAAGTGATATTAAAACTATATTTATATCACTAATAAATATATATAATTTAAAACATTCTATATATACTAAAAATGACAAAGATATTTGGGATAAACTATTTAAAGGATTAGATGACATAAACTTATTTTTTAATTTTCCTAATAAAAACTCTTCTATTTATTGTAGTTATATTGAAAAATGGAATATTTTTGATTTTATTATTTTTAGATTTAGAGAATTTGTATCATTAATATTTGTAATTTGTTTAAAATATAACAATTTTATAAATAATTTTTCTAATATTATTACCAATAATATCTTTTATATAAAATTTAAAAATATATTAATTTTATTAATTAAAAATATTATCAGTTATATTATCTTATAATATATATATATGGCTGGTTGTTGTAATGTAGTTGGCGGACGTCGTAGACGTACAAAAAAAGTAAAAAAATCTAGAAAAAACACAATGCGTCGTCGTGGTGGAAAAAATGCAAGTACTGTAAAAGGATTTGGTGGTAAATGGAGAAAATTAAGACAATTACATTAGTAAATTATTATTTATACTTATTTTAATAATATAAATAATATGAAAAATATTAACACATCTCCACTAATTTATCAAAATAACTCAAATATACAATCATTATCAAGTGATGAATTTTATATTTTAGTTTCTATTACTAGTATACTATTTTTATATTTTACTATAAGTTATTGTAGTAAATATATAGAAAATAATTGTAGAAATATAAGTGCAGTTAATAATGAAATAAGATCTAGAGAATCAACAATTGATATTAGTGATATTAGTGATAATAATAATAAAATAATTACAAATTTTGATCTATATAATTTAGATAATTCTAATTTATCTGATGATGATAATTTACCAAGTTATAATGAAGCTGTTAAAGAGTATTAATATCTTATAATATATTATATGTTTAGGCATAGAACAGCTAAAAAAAGAACTATGAGAAAACGGTACAATAAAAAATCACGTAAAAATTTGAAAGGTGGTGCACTACCTGATTTTATCACTATGATGAAATCACTAATTCCAGCACAACATACTGTTTCTATGAATACAGGAACAGGTATGCCAACCAAAGCACAAACTAAAAATCCATTTACAAAAGGTGGAAAAAAGTCACAAAAAGGTGGTTTAGCACGTCACGCAGATCATAAAATATGGGTTTGCAGAGGTAATATTGGATGCGCCAATAATATTAATATATATTAATATATTATTTTTGGTACTTAAAGAAATTTTTTTTTTTTTTTTTTTTTTTTTATTTTTTAATTTTTTTTTTAAAAATGGAACATTTTTTTTTAAAATTTTTAAAAGAAAAATAAAAAAAAAAAAAAAAAAAAAAAAAAAAATTAAAAATTTTCAAAAAAAATATAATTATATGAATTATGGTTATATTTTTAAAAAATTTTTAAAATATTTTTCTTACCATACTTTTTTTTTATAAAAAAATGGCTATAAAAATAAATTTTTATATATTTTTAATACAACAAAATGACAACTTTTTTGCAAGAAATTAAGGAAAAAAATGCAAAAAAATTTTATTGTAAATTTTGTGACTTTGGTACAAGCAACAAATATAATTTTGACAAACACCTTTTGACAGCAAAACATAAATATACAACAAAATACAACGAAAATACAACTATTTTGCAAGAAAATGCAAAAGCTGAACCAATGTATATTTGTGAATGTGGAAAAGAATATCCTTACCGGGCTTCTCTCCATAATCATAAAAAAAAGTGTAAAATATTAAATAAAAATATAAATAAAAGTGTAAAAATAGAGGATAAAATAGATAATGATGATCCTTCAAAAGAATTAGTATTAAAATTAGTAGAAGAAAATACAGAAATAAAGTCTTTGTTATATAAACAGTTTGAAACAATGCAAACTCATCTTTTTGAGCAGCAAAAACAGATGCATGAACAAATAAATGAATTAATCCCAAGAGTAGGAAATAATAATACAATAAATAAAAATAAATTAAATATAAACATATTTTTAAATGAACAATGTAAAGATGCGATAACAATGGAACAATTTATGAAAAAAATAGAAGTTTCAATAGGTAATTTATTAGTAACTCAAAATAAAGGGCTTAGTGAAGGTGTTCAAAATATATTTATAGAAAACATGAATAAATTATCAGTTTATGAGAGACCATTACATTGTACTGATGTAAAAAGAGAGATTGTTTATATAAAATCAGAAGAAAACCAGAATATGGGAAACTGGGAGAGAGATGATTTAAATATAAAATTAAAGAATGCATTAAAGCAAGTTACTCATATGCAGCAAAAAAGTTTAGAAAAATGGGTTACTGAAAATCCAAATTGGGAAAATGATCCAAAACTACAAGAAGAATATATGAAGCTTGTAAAAAATTGTACAGAAGATTTTAGTGATAAAGAGAATAAAATAATAAAACGGTTATGTAATCAGACACACGTAAATATTATAGATTAATATATTTAAAAATAGTTGATTTAAATATATTAATGTCAGTACTAGATCAATATTTAAATGATTTTTATGAAGATTCTAAAAATGTAGAAGAATTTAAAATAAATTTTTTAAAACAGCATTATTATCCTGAGGTAAATTTGATTTTAAATGCAAAGTTTAAAAACTTTAAGATAGGTGTAACTAGTAATAGAGATCTTTTATATTTTCATGATGTAAATGTACCATCATATGAAATATTATATAACAGAATAACTAAAACATATTATAAAAAGATTAAAATACATGATAAATATGTTAGTGAACCTATTGATATTAATGATTATATAATACCATTAAATGAGAAAGACAATAATATAAATACTTGTTTTAAAAAATGTTTAATTTTATGATTTTTTATTGTTTTTGTCGTTTTTTGGTTTTTGATTTTTTAACTTTTTTATTTTTTTGTCGTTTTGTGAAGCATTTGCTTTTATTGGCGGGTGTGTATCTTAAGAAATATTTTTGAAATTCACTATCACATTTATTTTTTTTAAGTTTATTGTACAAAAAAGCTTTTTGGGCTCTAATATCTTCCATTGTTTCTTGTTTGCCATAACATTTTGTGGTAAAACGTTTTAATATGCCTTTTTGACTGAGTCTATTTTTAATTTGAATAATAAATAGATATTGAGCAATACAAAGAATTCTTTTAGGGTCGTAATAGTCACGATTAGCATAAATAAATGCAAGATATAGACTTAGCATAGTATCAATAGTTGCAATATTGATATTTTTATTTCTAACTTTTATAGTATTATAACTATAACAAGCGATTGTTTTATATAAAAAAACAACAGTTTCATTGCCAATTTTAAGTTCATAATGTTCGGGTATAATTTCGCCGATAGCTTCGTGTCTAATAATTTTAATATCTAAAATATTTTTTTTAGCTAATTCATTTTTAATAATATTGGCAGATTGTAATGGATCATTAGCGAGTACATCAAAATCAGGGTGTTTAATAAGTTGTTTTCTATCGCGTTGGGATATATATTTACTGTATGAATATATTGCATAACCACCAAAAAATACTAATTTTTGTTTAATAATACTATTAAGTATGGTATTATAGACAAGTGGTAATGAATCAATAGGAGTATCAAATGTTCTAATAAAATCTTTAATAGTACAACTGTATGCTTCAATTGGGTAATTTTTATTTAATAAAACGAGACGTTTCCATACTTTTTCCCATCGAGATATATCGCCATCGGGTCTAGATAGTTCAAGATAGGCAGCCATTCTTAAATAATTAGCAGGAGCATAATAGATACCATCTTTAATAATACTATTTTGCTGTAATTGTTCAAATATTTCAGAATCTAGTTGTGTAATATCGGCGATAGGTATAAAATTAACATAAACTTTATAAGTTCCTATATGAACGCCGGCTTTTGCTTCGACTTCATCAAAACCATTTTTATAATATATATCGGCAAGTTCTATACTAGTTTCAATTGCATTAGGTGAAAAAAAGTCATAGTCAGGTAATTCAATATTTCTATCATAAAATTGTTGATTTTTAGGAAGAATATTATTAATAGCTGTACCACCATAACAAATTAATTTTTTTGATTTTAAAAATTGTTCGAGTATATTAAATATTTTTTTAATAATAGTAGATTTAATTATATTTTTCTTTTTTTTGCTAGCTTCTTCAATAGCATCTTGAAGAATTTGAATCTCTTTTTTAAGAATTTTATTTTGTTCACTATTCATTATTATATAATTATATTATAATCATATAATAAATTTATTAGATATGATAATTATAATAAATAAGGGGTTTCCCCTTATTATGGGGGTTTAAGGGGTTTCCCCTTATTATGGGGGTTTAAGGGGTTTCCCCTTATTATGGGGGTTTAAGGGGTATCCCCTTATTAAGGGGTTTCCCCTTATTATGGGGGTTTAAGGGGTTTCCCCTTATTAGATACGATAATTATAATAAACATTTGGTCCATTAGTAGTAACTGGACGAGCTTGATAAGAATATGCAGGAGGTGCTTTTGGTGGTATTTGGATTGTAAGTGGTACAAAACGTAGTTCTTTTGGTTTAAGAACAAAAGCAGATTTATCTCCATCAAAAAAAGCATTATAATGTTCTAAATTAGCATCAAAATTCTGGAATGACATACCAATTAATTGACAGCCGTATTGTCTAGCAACATTAAAATTCGGATTAGAGTCATTGGCGCTCCAATCAGGTAAAACAATAGTCATATTTTTTTTATTATAATCTTTGAGTTTTAAATCTTGTGTAAATTTAACATCTTGATATTGCATAATTCGCATAAAGACGGCTCCACTCCCCATATTAACATATTCATCAAGTTTAGTTTTTTGATAAAGAGGATTAGTAGCATCAGCAATAATAATAATTTTTCCTAAAAAGTTTTTAATAGGAACAGCACCTAAATTTTTTCCACCAAATTCAAAACTATAATTAACACCTAAAATTCTAGAGTTAAGTATATTACTAATTTGGCTAGCTAATGTATTATACATAGGTACATTATTGCTTAATATTCTAAAATGTAGAATAAGTGGATCGTTGGGATTAGGGCAATGACTAGCAGAAAAAGCCATATTCATTATAGTATTAAAAGCATCAGCAGTAGAAATACTGTTAAATGATTCTTTAATAGTAAAATCATTAACAGATGATACAGCAATAGCAGGTTCATTATTAATAGAATAAATTTCAAAATCTAAACATCTAGCACCTTGTTGAATACAAGTACGTAATGCACATAATCCTACAAAGTCGGCTTTAAATTGACCGCTGGCGCAAGCATTATAGGCAGTTTTGATATAAAAATCACGTAAAAGATAAGGTGAATTATTATCAATACCAATTAAGGTGGGTCGACTATTGTAAACTTTTTTAAGTATTTTACAATTAGTATTATATAGATTAATTTTAGTATGAATATAATATATAATAGTTATAATAAGTAGTAAAATAACAGTGATACAAATAAATCGAATTTTGTCGTCTCTTTGTAAATTATAAAATTTTTTTGCTTGTGCGTGAGCGAGATTCCAAGAATTATTTTTAATAGAATTTAAATGACTTCGAAAATCCATTATATATATACTATTATAAATATAAATATATACTTAATTATATATTAATTATATATACAAATGGGTGGAGGCTTATTAAATTTAGTAGCAAAAGGAAATATAAATGTAATATTAAATGGTAATCCACAGAAAACATTTTTTAAAAAAACATATGCTAAATATACAAATTTTGGACTTCAAAGATTTAAGATACCGTTTAAAAATCTAAATCGAATAACATTATTTGCAGATTCGAGATTTGAATTTAAAATACCTTTTAATGGTGATATGTTGTTAGATACATTTTTTTCTATAAATATTCCTAATATATATAGTCCAATATATGTTCGTCCTACTCCATTAGATGATAATGGCGAGGCAGTACCAAAAGGTTCAAATAAAAATCCATATTGTCAACCATATGAATTTAAATGGATAGAAAATTTGGGATCACAATTAATAAAAAAAGTTACATATTTAATTGATGGTAGGCCAATACAAGAATATACAGGACATTATTTATACTGTAAGTCACAGCGTGATTTGACAAGTAGTCAGCGGGAACACTTTGATCAAATGACAGGAAATATAGTGGAGTTAAATGATCCGGCAAATTATTCAAATAATAATGGTAATTATCCAAATGTTTCTTGGGGAGGATTAAGTAGAGTAGATTGGCCAGATGGTATACAGCCATCAATAAGAGGTCGTCAATTGTTAATACCATTGTATTTATGGGAAACATTTTCTAGTTATAGAGCGATCCCATTAGTATCTTTATATTATTCAAGATTAGAAGTACATATTGAATGTAGGCCATATAGTGAGTTATTTGTAGTGAGAGATTTAAATTATTATGATAAATTTATAAGTGATATATGTTATAATACAGGATTACCTTGTAATCAAAATGATATTTTTAAATATTATAATCCACCATTTATAGCACCTAATTTTAATGATTCTCGATATACTTATGGATTTTTTTTAGAAGAGCCACCATTAAATTCAAGGTGTTTAGGTGATATTAGTTATAATCAATATATTACAAAAGTAGATGAAGAAGGAAATCTGACAAAACAATTACAAACAGAACAAGACGTATTTAAAAGGATAGCTCAAGTAAACTATACAGAAAAGCATCCAGAAACAGATATTTCATTATATTGTACGTATGCTTTTTTATCAAATAGAGAAAGAACTAGAATAGCAGGAATGCCTCAAAGATATTTAGTAAAACAAGTATATGAAAAAACAATACCTTTAGTACAAGGATTTCATAGAGAAAATGTAAATGCAACAGGTTTAACAGTATCTTGGATGTGGTTTTTTCAGAGGAGTGATGTAGTATTAAGAAATGAATGGTCAAATTATAGTAATTGGCCATATAGAAATAAAATGCCATATCCGTCAGTATTAGCGTTAGATCTTTCATTTACACTAATTGATTTAGAAACAGTAAATACACCCTATATTACGCCAGTTGGATTTGCTTGTACTAATAATATAGAAGAACAGTTTAATCCTTGTTTACAATATATAACAGGGCCAATACATCCAGGAAATCAAAAAGAGATAATGACAGAATGGGGTTTATATTGTGATGAATTAGAGAGAGAAACACTTTTTCCGGAGGGAATAAATAATTATATAGAGAAATATTTAGTATTAGATGGTGATTTAGAAGATGGAATATATAATTATAGTTTTAATATAGAAACGATAACACAATTACAACCATCAGGTTCAATGAATATGTCAAAATTTACAAATGTAGCATTTGAGTTTGAAACAATTGATCCTTGGCGTGAAATGATACCAAATGCAATAGATGAGCCAGGTGGGTTAGATTTAAATTTAGATTGTTATAATAATAAATTTCCGAATTTTATAGAAGATTCTTGGGGTGAAAATGCTTTTGGTGGTAATAATGATTCAGCTTATTTTAATTATGTAAGTCCTGGTGGACAAATAATATCAGTAAATAATGGTAATTATTTAGATTTTGATTATAATTATAATCTTACTATTATGGAAGAAAGATATAATATTTTAGAATTTTCTGGAGGAATAGGTAAATTATTGTTTTAAAATAATTAAAAATAATTTAAAATTATATTTAGATTTAAAATTTAAATTTAAATAGAATATATATGACGGGAGGATTATTAAATATAATATCAGAAGGAAAAGAGTCGGTTATATTAGTAGGACAACCAACAAAGACTTTTTTTAAAAAAATATATGTTTCACATACAAATTTTGGACAACAAAAATTTAGAATAAATTTTGAAGGTGATAGACGACTAAATTATAATAGTCCGACAATATACCAATTTAAGATACCAAGATATGGTGATTTATTAAATGAGTTATATTTTTCATTTACTCTTCCAAATATATGGAGTCCAATACTTTCTTTTGGAGGAGTCCCAGCAATGTTTTGTTCTGCGTGTAGAACTCAAATTTCATCACATTTAGATACAACTATGGTAGGTATTGGAGATGTATATTCAACATTTGTAAATGATGCATCACAAAATTGTAGTGCTTGTGGGTGTGAGTGTACTACACAGTTTGCATTTACAAATGTATTTAAAGATTCATCTGGAAATTTACAAAATAGAGATTCAGATAAAACACCTACTAGAGGAGGAATGAAGTGGATAAATAGGGTATATCCATTTGAATTTAAATGGATAGAGAATTTGGGTGTACAGATAATCAGAGCGGTTAGAGTTTATTCAAATGATACAATAATTCAAGAATTTACAGGGCAATATTTATTAAATATGGTTCATCGTGATTTTACAGAGGATCAAAAAAAGATATTTAATAGAATGATAGGAAATACAGCTGATTTAAATAATCCTAAATATTATAAAAATCGAAATGGAAATTATCCAAATGCGGCATATTTTGGATCAATGTATGATAAGATGCCATATGGTTTAGAACCATCAATACGAGGAAAAAAATTATATGTTCCAATTAATTTATGGTCAACAATGAATAATAAAACAGCAATACCACTAATAGCAATGCAATATTCAGAATTAAAAGTTGAAGTGGAATTAAGACCAGTGAATGAATGGTGGGTAGTAAAAAATATAGTAAATCGTTTTTCGCTTGCTTTACAAAGTAGAGATATAGCTATATATGAAGAACCAAATTCAATAACAGTAAATGATTTAAGTAATAATAGTGGTGTAAAACCAGTTGGTCCAGCGCCTGATATATCAAATTGTAGTCTTTTAAATAGTAAAACAATAAATGCTGATATAGAAGAAATAGTTACAATATTTGCTGCTTTACCACAGATATATACCTCGCCTAAACCAAGTGAATTTTCAATATATAATTTAAAATATTTTTTAAAAGCACCTCCGCCAAAAGTAATTGTAGATAGAGATTTTGATCCATCAGGTGCGAAAATACCAGAAACAGGAGCGATACCTTATCCAGTAAATATAAATAAGACAATAGAAAGATATTATGATGAAGTATTAGAACCTTGGTTTGCGGATATTCATTTAGTAGGAAATTATACTTTTTTGACAGAAGATGAGCGTAATAGTTTTGCAAATAATTGCCAATCATATTTAATAAAAGAAGTCCATGAACAAGATATATATGATTTAATAGGTGGGCAACATTATATACCAATACAGACACAGGGATTAGTAATATCGTGGATGTGGTATTATCAGAGATCTGATGTAGATTCAAGAAATGAATGGAGTAATTACTCTAATACATCTTTTAGAAAATCGATTAATCTAGCAGCATTAAATTTAGATGGTGTTAAAAATTCAGAATGTCGATTACAAGTGCCATTACAAGGTTATATAAGTGAAATAGTTTGGCAACCACCATATGAAGTCCAAAATATTAGAGAGATATTAGTAGACTGGAGTTTATATTTTAATAGTACAGTTAGAGAATTTAGCTTAGATAATGGTATATTAGCTTGGGTAGATGTATATAGTAGAAGTGAAGGTTCTGGTATAGAAGGAACATATTATTATAATTTTTGTTTAAATAGTTCACCATTTATTTATCAACCGAGTGGTGCAGTAAATTTATCAGCATTTAATAGTGTTAATTGGCAATTTACTTTAAATCCTCCTGGTAGAAAAACAAAATTGCCATCTCTTTTATCTATATATTGGGAACAACCTTTAATAACAGGGTCAGTATCGTGCGATCCATTATCTAATGATATAAATAATCCGATAACTACACGAATGGAAAAAAAAGAGATTTTTTTATGGACTTATACTTTACATATAATGGAAGAACGATATAATATTTTAACAATAAAAAATGGTGTAGCTAGTTTAGCATTGACTAGAACAATTTAATTAATTTAAATATTAATATAAACTTAATTTATATTAATATTTAAATGGGTGGAGGTTTATTAAATTTAGTATCTTATGGAAATTTAAATATATTTATAACAGGAAATCCAAAAAAATCATTTTTTGTAGCAACTTATAAGAAATATACAAATTTTGGTTTACAAAAACATATAATAAATTGTAATATAACAAATAGTAGTCTTCGAGAGAATAATTTAAGTAGATTTGAATATACAATACCAAGATGGGGTGATTTGTTATTAGATACATTTTTTGTAATACAAATGCCATATATATGGAGTCCAGTATGGGTAGAACCAAGTGATAGAAACATTACACCAGGTGGTTGTGGTACAATTAGTTATCCAGGGTGTTATCAAGATCCGAATAATATATTACAAAATTGTGATATTAGAGAATATGAACCAGCATCAGAAATAGATTCAGAATTTAATACAGGAATATATAAAATAAGAGATCTAAGTAATAGTCAATTAGATAGACAACAACGTAAATTAGGTAGTGCGCAAATACCATATTGTCAACCATATGAATTTAAATGGATAGAAAATTTAGGTTCGCAATTAATAAAAAATGTTACAGTATCAATAGGTGGTACTATTATACAAGAATTTACAGGAGAATATTTGGCAAATTTAGTACAACGTGAATATACAAAAGAAAAACGAGATATATTTGATAGAATGACAGGTAATATAGTAGATATGAATAATCCAGCTTTTTCAGGTAAAAGGCAAGGATTATATCCAAATTGTCTATATGCTGCCCCAGGACTACATCAAGATTTATCATCAAATGTATATTGGTCATTGTATAATAATTTAGATGAAATTCGTAATTCTGTAAATCCTAATATTGGAGCAAATTTAACTCCATCAATTGATAAGAGATTATTAACAATTCCACTTAATTTATGGTATATGTTTTCAACTGCTCAGAGTTTTCCATTAGTAAGTATGACCCAAAATGCATTAAAAATAACTATAGAGTGTAGACCGATAAGAGAATTATTTGTAGTAAGAGATGTAAGACAATTTATAAATAATTATTATAGTCATAGTTTTGCGATAGGTAATACAACAAGTACAGGTACAGGAATATCTATTTATCAAGATTTATCAGGAAGTTATTATGATAAATTTTTAAATAAGTGTAATAAGTGTCCGTCTACACCAAAATGTTGGGATACAGATGTAGATGGACAATTATATTATTCACAATTTAATATTTTTAAACCGTATATACCACCACCATTTATTAGTACTATAAATACTACAGATCCTTTATATCAAATGTTTATGTTTACAACACAATATGCAGCAACAAATCAGGCTTTTGTACAACAAGCAGCTTTGCGAACACAATTAAGTGCAGATATAGCGGCAAATTTAAGACCAATCGGGTTATGGACAGCAAATCCGAGATTATGTTCAACTTATGTGTATCTAGATGAAGAAGAGCAAAGAGTATTTAGAAGTCGTCCTCAAAGTTATTTAATAAAACAAATACAGACAATATTATTTGAAAAAGTTAATCACAAAGCATACGCAACAGATAGGTTTAAGTCAAATAATATAGTATCAAATTGGACTTGGTTTTTACAAAGGTCAGATGTAGATTTAAGAAATGAGTGGAGTAATTATTCAAATTGGGAATATAAAAATGATCAAGTTTATACGCTACAACCATTATATCATACAAATTTGATAAAAACAAATACAGATAATAATTTTACTTTAGACTATACTTTAAATTATACAAATTTTGCAAATCCAAATAGTAATTTTAGTGTAATACCTCAAATGTTTGAGATTGTAACAGCAAATACATTACCAAATAATTTTTTGTTAGCAGCAAAATATTCAGTAGATTTTAGTTATAATACAAAAAGTATAATATGTTATTCACCAGGATTTTCAGGTTTAGCGCCAGGATCAGTGTATGTAGGGCCAGGTATGTTGAAAAAGCCACCATATTTTCCATTTACTTGGACACAAGATATTTCAGGAGTATTACCATATATAACAGGACCATATCGAGGTTTAGATAAGACAATTTTAAAAAATTGGTCATTATTATTAGATGGTAAACTTAGAGAAGAACGTATAGAATCATTATATTTTAATACAGCAGAACAGCTATTAAGAAATAATGGTGGATGGAAAGAAGGATTATATAGTTATAATTTTTCACTAAATGGATCACCATATGAAATAGATCCAACAGGAGGAATGAATTTAATACACTATCGACATATAGATTTTGAATATGAAAACTTGCCGTTATTAGAAATACGAGATCCATCTCTTGTAGCAATAATTCCAATATGTGATAGTTCAGGTAATAGTTATGGTTATAATAAAACAGATTGGGATATATATAATTATACTTTTAATATGAAGATATTTGAAGAGCATTATAATGTGTTAACAATAGAAAATGGTTTAGCTTCATTAGAATTTAATAGTTACAGATAAATTGGGAATAAAAAGTATTAAAAATATAACAATAATATATATGAATTATTCAGATAAGAAGAAAAAAATAGATATAATAAAAGAAGGATATAAAAATAGTGATGAGCCAAATATAAAAAAAAAAGATAGACAAGTATTAAAAGTAGTTTTATATGCATTAAAATTAATAATAATAGTAGTATTATTTTTTATATTAAATGGTAGTATAGTTTTTTTAATAAAAGAGGCAAGTGATGCAGTATTAAACAAAATTTTGCCATCAAAATGTGAAGAGCCGCCTTATGGTTCAGCGAAAGTTCATCCTTGTAAAGATCCTGAAGGTTGGACAAAAGCAGCAACAAAAAAGATAATTAAATTATTAGAAGGTGGTGAAGATTTACCAGATTATGTACAAGATGAAAAGTCAAAAGACAATATTGGAAATAATTGTAATATAGGTGCTAGTTATCCATATAAATGGTATCGTAAAAATCCAGATGGTGTATTGCACAATTATTTAAATTGGTTTTTAAATTCATTAGCAAAGACACAAACTGATTTACATGGAAATATAAAAAAAATTATGAAATGGTTAAATACGACACCATTTTCAACAAATAGTATATTAATATCAATTTCACTAATAATGTTATTATTTGCATTACCAATAATTAAATTATATATATTGTTTTCGTTAATAATTAGACAAATAACAACTTTTTGGAAACATGGTATATTTGCAATGATTTTAATAATATTTACAGGATTTTTTATTGGTATTTTTGATGTAATAATATCAAGTTTTAATACACTAAAAATCTTTTTTGAATTAGCAATAAAGCCATTATTTAATAGTGAACAACGTGAAATAATAATGAATATAGTAAAGGGTGAAAATGTAGTGATAGGATATATATTAGGGTTTATGTTTTTACAAATTTTATATAAAATAAAGATGAATAAACATATAGAAAAACCAGTAAAGATAATTCCGACAGTAATATTCTATTTGATATTAATTATTCATTTAATAAAATATATCTATAGTTTATTTTCAAAAGTGGGTGGTAATCAGAGTAGTAAGTGTCGGTGAATATAATATTAATATTTATTTAAAAGTATAAATATATTATAAATAAATATGGGTAAAAAAAGTAAATCAAAACATGGAGATAATTTACCATTAGTGAGTGTATGTACACCAACATATAATAGAAGACCATTTATTTCATCAATGATAAAATGTTTTAATCATCAAACATATCCAAAAGATAAGATAGAATGGATTATAATAGACGATGGTACAGATAAGATAGAAGACTTAGTATGTGATATATCAAATGTAAAATATTATAAGTATGATGAAAAAATGGCATTAGGAAAAAAACGTAATATAATGCATGAGAAATCGCAAGGAGATATTCTAGTGTATATGGATGATGATGATTATTATCCACCAGATCGTATAATGCATGCAGTAAATATGTTACAATCACATCCAAAAGCACTTTGTGCAGGTGCAAGTGAAATATATATATATTTTAAACATATAAGTAAAATGTATCAATTTGGTCCATATGGACCAAATCATGCAACAGCAGGAACATTTGCATTTAAACGAGAATTACTAAAAGATCATAGATATAATGATACAGCGGCACTAGCAGAAGAAAAGGCATTTTTAAAAGACTATACAGTACCATTTGTACAATTAGAGCCAAAAAAGACAATTTTAGTATTTTCACACGATCATAATACATTTGATAAAAAAACATTATTAGATAATCCACATCCACAATATGTAAAAGTTTCGGATAAAAAGGTTGAAGATTTTGTAAAAGAAAAAGAATTACTAGATTTTTTTATGAGAGATATAGTGACAGCATTAAAAAGTTATGAACCAGGAAAGCCAGAAATGAAACCGGATGTTTTAAAACAGATAGATGAACTGGCAAAAGAACGTGAAAAATTAATGAAACAGAAAACATATGAAATGCAAGAACATAATAATAAAATATTTAGTAGTATGGGATTATCAAAAGAACATATAGAACATTTAAAAAATAATCCGAGTGAGTTAAATAAAATTATAAATGATAATCAAAATAAGATAAATCAAAATCAAGTTTTATTGCAATTATTATTAGAATCTAAAAATAGTGAAGGTCAAATTACAGGTGAAGTAAATGGAAAAGCAGAAGTATTATCAAATAAACAAATTGTAAATATATTAAAACAACAAGATGATACTATAAGTAAATTAAAAAATGAATGTAGTAGAAAAGATGCATATATAAAACTTTTAGAGAGTAAAATAGGTAGTATAAATAATTAATTATTATATAATAAAAAAATTGATATAAAAATTATATAATAATAAAAGGTAGCATGGCGGCCAGTGTGTACAATGAAAATATGTCAAATTTTTCGGAATTAGAGAAAGATAGTATTTATGATCCATATAAGAAAGTGTATTATTCAGATGTAGTAGGATCACCAATTCTAGATGCAGTAACAGGCGCAAAATATCCTTTTAGGGTAGGTAGTCAAGATGAGAAAAAGTTCTTTAAAGTTCGTTCGACAATAGCATATAAAAATAGATCGGCAAAAACGCCGTATCCAACTTGTGCATCAGTAACAAATCAGGCATTTTATGAAAATCCCCAATCATATATGCAACATCATAAGGTAGTATTATCAGAAGCGATTTTAGATAATTGGAATAAAAGAAATATGGTAGTCACTGATTAATCATTATCTTTATCATTATATGAATATTGAGTATTTATATTATGAAATTTATCAATATATCTATAGATTCTATTGATGTCTAATTTAGTAATTTCATATTGTTCCATATAGTTAAAAATTTCTCCAGAATTATATAAATTTTGTAATTTAATAAATAGTGTAAATAGGTCTTTTTTGTCTAGACTAAAAATTTGACATAAATTTTGAATAAATAGTTGATTATTATACTCGGTACTATATTTAGTAAGAACTTTGGTAAATCGTATGGTTTTAATATCATTTTTAGTAATAATTTTTTTAAATAATAAGTTATTATAGAAAACTTTAATTAATGAACTCATTTCATTAAATTGCCATATTTGTTTTTGAAATGTAATACGATCAATATAATCAGCAGTGCATATATTATCTAATATGTTAATGTATAGTGGAATAGTAATTTTATTATTAACTTTATTAAATGTTTCTATAATATTTTCGTGCCATAATAGTCCTACTATAGTTCTATCAGTTTCATTCATAATAATATTATGATTATTAATATTTTGTTTTTTATTTATTAGATGGCGAGTTATATCTTTAGTGTCTTCTGTAAAAGATTTTGGTATAAAAAGAGCTAGAGTTTCTTTATTTAATAAAATTTTAAAATTTTTATTATATAATTTTTCAATAGAACTGAGTTTACCTAGATCATTTTGTACATATGTGGTAATACTGGATAATAATTCTTTGTTTGAATATATTTTGGGCATTGTAAGTTGAATAATATTGGTAATTTCTTTAATAGTAGGAATAGGAAATGGTATGGTAAGACAAACTTTAATTAATTCATTAATTTTTTTATCAATATGATAATTACCTATACAAAAAATAGGAATAAATGATATTTCTTCTAATTTTTGTTTTCTAGTTTTTTTGGGACGTATAACTTTTATAAGTGAATTAATACCTCCTTTATCTCCATTATTCATTCCATCTATTTCATCCATAATAATTGCTAATGGTTTTATTTTTTTATTTAGCAAAGAGAGAATATTAGTGTCAGTCATATTATTTTGGGTAATAGTATCAATAATACATTTATTTCTTATATCTCCGGCATCATATACTATAATATCATAACCTAAACTAGTTAATATTTCTTTTATAAAGTAGGTTTTGCCAGTACCTGGAGGTCCATATAGATAGACACCTCTTTTAGTAGTTAAATCATATTTATTTTTTTCAAAATTAATTAAAAATTTATTGATTTGACAAATTATATTTTCACGGCCAAGAATGCTATTTAAATTTATGCTATCCATTCTTTACGTTTAATTCTATAATCTTTACAATTTAACTTTTTAAGTTTAGATATTTCTAAATGTAAATTTAATAAATACAAACATTTAGTAGCTTTATTTTTATTAGAAAAATCTGATAAAAAATAGATGTAATTGTAGTAAATAACATTACCATAGTTATAATTATTTATTTTGATCCATTTTTTTAAATTTCTATATATAATATATTCAAATATAAATGAACAATCAAACCGAATAATATCTCTAATATATGAACTATAATTTGTTATATATTGATCTATATAACAATTATATTTATTATAGTATTTTTTATTTAGAAAAATTTTTTGTCTAATATTTAAGTAATAAAATATAATATCTAAAATATCATTCGGAACATGTTCAGTAATATCTATCATATTATATAATAAATATAATATAATAATTTATTCAAAACCACATTTCTTTTGTAGTTGTGCCCCAGCATTAGTTACACCATTCCAAGTTACACCACATCGTCTAGCCCATCTAGATTTTGCACATATTCCATTTTCGCCTGTAAAAGGAGGTTTATTAAAATTTATTGTGTTATCTTTTCCTGTATTACAATTTCCTAAATGTTTAACATTTACACAACCATTTTTATTAGCAGTCCAGTAATCTGGGCAATCGCTACTAACAGGAGGAAACTTAGCGTTGTGTTCGCTTTGATACATACCATAACCAATCCATGTTAATAAGCCAATTAGTGTAATTGCAGCAATCATAACTACTATCTGTTGAAATTGCATATATAAATTATTGTAATATTTTTTTTCTAATATCTATTATATGAATTTTGCATCAAATGGAAGAGTAGATATATTAGGTCCTATTGGACCACAATTTCAATTATCAGATAAAATACCAATAAAACAGTGTGTATCATTTAGAGATGCTTTAACTGGACAGTGGACAGATACACTATTATCTTGTACATTTTTTAGCAAAGAAAATATACAAATATTACAAAATGCAATAAGAAAAGGTGTGTATGATAGATCAAATGGCCAGTATGTAATAGCTCCTCAAAACTGTAATGAATTAAAAATTATAATGAGAAGTATATTTTTACAACATGCCAATAATTTACCTTGTGATATTAAACATCAAATTATTACTCTAAATAATCTAGTAACCGATTTTGCTATAGAACAGGTATATAAGGAAGCAGTTTCATATATTAAATACAAAATAGATGCAAGTACATTGTCGGTGCCAATATCAACCCCAGTAAATACTAGCCCTAAAACAAATACATTAGAATTACAACCATTTTTTTAATTAAAAAATAATTTAAATAGATATTGTGATATAATATATATTGTGTATGGATGCCCGAGCGGTCTAAGGGGGTAGACTCAAGTTCTACTGTTGAAAGACGCGTGGGTTCGAATCCCACTCCATACAATATTTTAGCAATAAACTATTACTAGTACTAATATGATAAATTATTATTATATTAGTAAATAATATATGGGTCGTTGTCCTCCAGGTGTAATATGTATAGAAAATATGACATTATTTTTTATAATGGTGGTTATATTTTCTGTATCATTAGGAATAATATATTTATCTAAAAATAATAATTTGAATAAAATAGAATATAGAAATGTAATAGATTTACCAACTAATAATATTGGTACAGGATTAATGCCAAAAGCTAATTATACATATTCAAATGTAGAAAATGATGTATTATTAAATCCATATGAAGGCCCAACAAGAGATAATAGATTATTTCCAAATTTAAATATATTTTCTACTAGAATGCCAATAAATATTCCTACTCAATCATTTGATACTAGTTATAGACAAATAGGTATTTTAACACGTATAGGAAAAGATAAAGAGATGATATTACCATTAATGGGTAGACCATTAATTACAAATAGAGATAAATGGAATTTTTATACAATGTCAGATAGAAATAGTATGATAAAATTACCAATTAAATATAAAGGGCGTAATTGCACAGCTGATGTAGGTTGTGATGATTTATACACAGGTGATATAGTAAATGTAGAAGGATATAGTGGTAGTTTTAAGGTAACAACATATGAAAATGATATGCCAAAATATATTCCTTATATTTAAATTATTTATTATAATATAAATATATTATAATAAATAATGGCTAGAAAACCTTGTGCACAATCTGTACCGCAATTACAAATTACAGAATTTAATTGTGGATGCAAAGAGAGTAAGGGAAGATTTAGTAGAATTGCTAGAAATGCTATACTGCCTTTTTATTATGATTGTAGTAAGGTAGATGATCCAGTAAATAACTTAGATAAATGTGAGAAAGTTTTTTATATAAAAAATCCTAAATTTTTTGCAGGTACAGCAAAAAACAATCCAGGTAGTTTAGTAACACAAGCTATGAGATATTCACGTTTAGCAAGATCAGTTTCAAGAAATGCAAATGGAAGAACTAAAAATGTTGTATTTGATATACCAGCGGTTTGTATAAATATTATACAAGCAGTTAATTGGTATAATTTACCATTAAATCAATTTAATCAACGTATAAGTTTACTAGATCAGTTAACTACTTCAAAACAAATATGTCAATGTAATATACCTTGGAATGTAAGATTTAATAGTACATCTATTACTCTTAGGAATGTTTAGAATTACAAGGTCTAAAAAAAGAATTATATAACCATCCAAATCCAGTTGGCTGTTGATGGTTAGCAACTCCAACCCAAGAAGTTCTTATATCTCCCCCACCTTTTAAATATTTTTTAGTCATTTTGTGTTTTCTAGATTTTTTATAATATTTATATCTTTTTTTGTTTTTTTGAGTTTTATTTGTTTTATTTCTCATATTTATATTATACAAATATAATATTTTCTAAGTTAATATTATAAATGCGCAATCACCGTAAAGCAGCAGATGGAAAATACCATATTGGTAGTGAAACATTTGATAAATTAGAAGGTTCACGAGCTGAGGTTGGTCATGGTTCAGCATACAAAACAAGTGGAGGACTTTTAGCTAAAGATTTAGTCTATGTAAAAGGGCGTTGGAAATCTAAGAAAAAACATGAGACAGCAAAACGTGAACAAAGATTACAAAAACATGGATATTTTGCACAAAAAGGTAAGTTTGGATATGTTAAAAAGACACCAAAAAATTCAAGAAGTCCACCTCGTCTCCGTCGCGCGAGAACAATTGGAGGAACAAGAAAAAAGAGAAGATAAATAAATTATTATAAAATAAAATAATAAATAAAAATCTAATTTATTATTTTATAATTTTTATATTTTTTAACCTAGTAATTTTTCTAAATCTAATTTTAAATGGATATATAATTTTCAAATTAGTAATTATATTATATAGAGGCAATAAGATTATTGACATTAAAAATAAAGATAATAGAAAATTTACAGAATAATACAGTATAAATAATACTAACGCAATAATAGAATAGATACCAAAATAATATATTGAACTTTTAAAATTATTTTGTTTTGAAAGAGAGAATTCAATAATATTAGTTGGAATCCATACAAAATTGCCTTTTGTTAATTTATATAATGAAAAAATAAGTCTAGTAGTACCAATTAATGGCTCAGGTAAAACATGTATAATTGAAGTAAATACATAAAATATTATATTTTTTTGGGAATAATATATTTTAATTAAATTAGGTATTACAATAGTTGTAAAAATTATATATAAATATGAAATATAGTAATTATAAAATGGTATTGTTGAATTTAGTATGATATATATTAGTAATATTGGCCACATTAGTAGAATTCGAAAAGAAGCTAAGGCAAAAAATAACTTATTAAATGATAATTTATATATGTGCCGTGTCATTTTTATTTTTTTTTTAAATAATTTTGGTAATATATGACTAGCTACAATAAGTTCACCAATACTCCATCTAATCTCTCTAAAATTCCATGATAAATATGTTTTAGGTGTAGCTTCATAAAGTGAACATTCAGGTATAAATAATACATCCATACACATTGCTTCAAATGTATCATGACTTACTGCATCAGCTGGAATGTATTCTATTAAATTATCAGGATGACCAATGCATTTTTTCAAATATTTTTTATTATTTATTAATCCTTTACCGAAAAAAGCACTATGATTAAAATATTTTGTGATAGTTGTATATGAAATATTAGAATGATCAAGCCAATTTTTTTGAATATTTTGAAAAATAGTTTTAAGGTTAGTTAATTCTATTTTAGGCTGATATATATCGTAATTATTTTTAGTTTCAGCTATGTTAACTATTCTCTCTAAAAAATTATATGATACTATACTATCTGAATCTAAAACCAAAGTATATTTATATTTTTTATTATATATTTTTTCGTAATCACTATTATCTAAATAAGTAAACATTTTATCAGGTATACGAATATTAGTACCATAAATACTAAAATCATTATATGTATATGGATAATCATATCCTTCAGATAGGCATATTAAGTCTTGGTATTGTCCACATTTTTTTAAAATATTAGTATCTCGATAAATTAGTATAAAATTACTAGCTTTTTCATTACAAAAACTAAATAGTTTATCAGGTGTAAGAGAGAAATATTTCCATGATTTGTTATTATTAGGATATTTAAGATAATCTTCTCCTTTATTTGAAAGATGATTTATAATTTTATTTCTATATTTATATAACATAGCTTTTTCATATTGTTTTAATTCTAAATTATCTGTAACTGATATTAAGACTGCAATTGTATTATTAAATATATTATTTATATATGCATTATACATATTAAAAAAACATAAATCAATATCTTGTTTTGTAAAAGCTTTTAAATTGTAATTAATAATTACAGGACAATCAGTTATAGCATTGTCAATTCTAGCATTGTCAATTCTAGCATTGTCGGTTATAGTGTTAGTAATATTTGGTTTAATAAATAATATGAGTAAATAGCTTAAAAAAATTTCAGAAATAGTTAAAGTAGTTATTATATGGGTGATAAAGTAAATAGTAGTTATAGGTATATTAATTTTATTCCAATCAATATTAATAACTGTAAAAAAAATATTTAGTCCAGTATAAATAACTGGACCAATTGTAAAATAATATTTTGCTTTAATCATCTATTTATAAAATAGATTATAAAATCAAAATATTATTTTATAAATATGTCTAAAGTTATTTACTTTTTAGATTTAATATTTGGTTTAACATTAATATAATCAATATATGTAGATTCTAACTCTTCTAGTTCTTCTAACCAAATATTTTCAATTGTTTTTTTTTCTAATTCTTTAAACTGTTTTTCTTTAGTATTTTTATCTTTTAATATTTTTTCGACATTTTCAGTACTAACGCTATCCATTGGCATTTTAGTTAAATAGTGATATGGATGTTTACTATCATCAGGATTTTTATCAAATTTCATACTAGTAAGTAATTCAATAATCACTTCATCTCGCTTTTTACGTAGATCAATCTTATCATCTAAAGTTTCTAAAATAAATCTAGCTCGATTTGATAAAATTATTAGTTCACGTTTAAGAATATCTAATTGATTTTCTTTGCGACTAACATAGTATTCATATCTGATAGGATAATATGCTTCAATAATAGCTGAAGCACATTCGTATTTTTGTAAATGTTCATTATGATCAAATAAGTGCATATTATTTGTTGAATGTGTAGTATATAGTTTTAGTAATTTTTCTAATTCGGTTACTTTTTCAGTGCAGTTACCACTAATATCTTTAACATTATAGATAAGATTTTTTAAAATACCTGGATAAAACTCTACTACAAAATTCACATCTGATTCAGTAGATAAATCATCATAATCTTTAACAATTGGTTTATAATCTTTACTTTTATTATCAATTAGTGTTTCTAAAAATTCTTTATAATCTTGAGTCCAGGTTCCAACAGGTAATTCTGTAATCTCAATTTTATTATCACTTATTGTTTTATAAGTACCTTTAATTAAATATTTTTTTGGTGCAATAAGTTCAATAGTACCTTTAAATCCTCTATAATATGGTTCAATTTCAATATCACTATCTTTATTTTTAAGCATTAGTTTAAGTTTTTTGATAATTTGTAATGGATTATAACACATAATATCAGTACTAAATCCAGTACCAATTCCTTTTGTACCATTTACTAAAATCATAGGAATAATAGGAACATAATAGATAGGCTCAACTTTATCGCCATCATCTTCTAAATATTCAAGAATACTATCATCTTCTTGTCTAAAGATAAGTCTAGTTAAAGTGCTTAGATGTGTAAATATATATCTTTCAGATGCTGCATCTTTTCCTCCAAGTAATCTAGTTCCAAATTGACCTTTTGGTTCTAGTAAATTAATATTATTTGATCCAACAAAATTTTGAGCTAATCCTACAATTGATGCATTTAAACTAGCTTCGCCGTGATGATAGCCAGAATGTTCTGAAACATAACCACTAAATTGTGCAACCTTAATTTCACTAGTTAAACGTTTCTTAAATGCAGAATAGACAATTTTTCTTAAACTAATTTTAAAACCATCTATTAAATTTGGAATAGACCGTTCATTATCATATGTTGAGAAATGGATAAACTCTTTATCAATAAAAGTTTCATATGTAACTTGAGATTTACTAGTATCAATAAAACTATTTCTATCATATGTTGATAACCACTGTTTTCTATCATCACTACGTTTTTTATTAAAGATCATATCTATTTTACTAGATGAACCTTCACCTGTTGAACTAAATGATACAATCTTTTTATGTTGAAAATATTCTTTAAATTCTTTACTTGTGCTAGTACCTAAACCCTTATAATATTTTATTGTCCAATTTTTTGGATCATTTGTCTTTTTCCATTCATTAAATTCCCCTTCATTATAAAATTCCTTAACTTGACTACCTCGTTTTGCTTTTAAAATAGGAGTATTCATATATCCAATAAAGTGAGGAATTTTAACAAGTGAGTTCCATAAAGATTCAAATAGATTTAAACCTAACCCTTTAATATGACTGCCATCTAAATCTTGATCTGTCATAAATAAAATTTTACCATAACGAAGTTTAGTAGTAACATCTTTTTCAGTATATTCTTTACCATGTTCCAATCCTAAGATTTGTTTAATTTCAGTAATTTCTTTATTACCTCCAATTTTAGAGAGTGGTTCACCTCGTACATTTAATAATTTACCTTTCATAGGATAAACACCAATAATATTTCTATCATCTCTTGTTAATCCAGATACAATACCAGCTTTGGCTGAATCTCCCTCGCATAATATTAGTGTACATTGACCAGATTTTGGCGTTCCTGCAAAATTAGCATCTATTAGCTTAGGAATTCCACGAATAGATTTAGTTTTAGATCCATCTTGTTTTTTAAGAGTTTTTGTTTCTTTTACTTCAGTAATTTGACAAGCAGCACTCATTATTCCCATTTTTGCAATTTTTTCAATAAATTTATCACTTACATTACATTGAGAACCAAATTTAGATATAGGTGTGTTCATATAATCTTTTGTTTGACTATCATAATTTGGATTTACAATATCACATCTTAAAAATAACATTACTTGTTCTTTGATTGAAGATGGTTTAACATCTACCTTTTTTTTTTCTTTAATATATTTTATAAGTTTTGTTGTTATTTGATTTATAATATAATCAACATGCTTTCCACCTTTTGAAGTATATATACCATTAACAAATGAAATTTGACTAAATTCACCCTCTGGTGCTAATATAATTGCATATTCCCATCGCTCATTAGCCTCTTCATATTTTATTTCACTATCTCCAGCAACTAATTTAATATATTGTTGAAAATTCTTAGTAGGAATTACTTGAGAATTTAGTTTAACTTTAATAGATTTATCAGTAACAGCTGCTATATCATAGATTCTACGTTTAAATAAGTTTAAAATATCAGTTGTTAAACCATTTTTAAACCCGAGTCGTTTATAATCTGGTTTAAATTCAATTTTAGTATAAGGTTTATTTTTACATTTTGTAATTTTAGGTTTATCAATATTATCAAGATTATTGTGAAATTCTTGAGTATATTTTAATCCACGTTTATGATCAATAGTCTCTATTTTACCCCAAGTAGACCAAATAAATACTAATTTTACACCAAATCCATTTTTACCCCCAACTATTTTTTCTTCATTTTTGTTATAATTTGTTGATGTTCTTAAATGTGCAAATATAAGTTCTGGAATCCATACTTTATATTCAGGATGTTCAGCAACATCAATACCATTTCCATCATTCACCATTGTTATTGTACCATCATCGCTAACAGATATATCAATATATGTAACAGGAATACAATCAGATTCACTATTACTAATAGCTTGTTGCATTCTAACAACATGATCTCTACAATTAACAATAGCTTCATCAAATAATTTATATAGTCCAGGATTATATAAGATTTGCTGTTTTACTATACTATTTTCTGAAAATATAAATTCATTAGATTCTACTAGTTCTACTGATCCTATATATGTATCAGGATTATCTAAAATATGTTCTTTATCGCTTTTTTTCTGATATTTATTAAGATCAGTCTTAGATGTAGATGACATTTATTAATATGTTTACTATTCTTTTAAATTATTTTTCAATTTTTTTAAAGTTATATTATATAATGCGAAATAGTCGAAATTATACTAAAAAAAATAGTAAAGTAAAAAAGAAAAAAGATAAAAAATCTAGACATACACAAAAAGCAGGAAAAAGTATATTAGGAAAGTGTTATGTAATAGATTTACCAAATAATAATGTAAAAGTTATAATAGGAAGGCGGAGATATTATACAAAACATTTTGATATAAATCCTATAGCAAAAAATTTATTGAGAGACGTTGCAAATGACCCACTAAAAAAAAATAATTGTATAGCAATTGCAAGGCGATTAGATAAAGAGTTTAAACAACTAAAACAAGAATATAAAAAATAAAATTATTATATATAATATGAATGAAAATACAAGAAAATTGTTTACTTTTAATAAATTATCAAAACAAAAAGATCATTTATTAAAAAATGATAATTTGGGAAATTTAAAAGAAAAAGGGTTTTCAGAAATAGAATTAATAAAGTATAATGCAGAAATAGAGAGAAAATTATTAGCTGAAAAATTAGGATTACCAAATAATACATCTTGGAAAAAAATTGTTGAAAAAAATAATGAAATAGTTGAAAATAGAGCCATTAGATTTAAATAAATTAACTATTTAAAGATTTTATTAAAAGGTATTTCTATAATGGACGAGAATTTTCAAAATTCTGGTAATATTCTAACAATACAAACAATTCAAATAGCACCATTTAGAACATTAATGACTGCATTAAAAGATATACTTTTAGAAACAAATATTACATTTAGTCCTGATGGTATTAGAATAATAAATATGGACAAGTCACATACAATTTTAGCACATTTATTTTTACAAGCACAAAATTTTGAACACTATGATTGTAAAGAAGAAAAAATAGTAATTGGAGTAAATATGTTTCACTTATTTAAATTAATTAATACAATAGATAATGACGATACATTAACATTATATATAGAAGATACTGATTATGTTGATGGTATAGTTCATCATTTAGGATTAAAATTTGAGAATGGAGATATTAAACAGTGTAAAACACAAAAATTACGTTTAATTGAGCCAGATAATGAAGAATTAGCAGTACCAAATGTAACTTTTGCATCTATTTTAAATCTACCATCAACAGATTTTCAAAAAATAATTAGAGATTTAAGTATTATTTCTGATAAATTAGAAATAAAATCTGTTGGAAATGAACTAATATTTAAATGTCAAGGCCAATTTGCAAAAGCTGAAATAAGAAGATCTGAATCAGGTGGTCATATGGAATTTATTCAAAAAGATCCAAATAAAATAATTCAAGGAGAATTCTCTCTTAAAAATCTAGGATACTTTATTAAATGTACTAATTTATGTAGTCAGATTGAAATATATTTAGAAAATGATTTACCTTTAGTTGTAAAATACAATGTTGCTTCTCTTGGAGAAATAAAATTATGTCTAGCTCAATTACCACCAAATTAACTAATATTTTTTTTACTTATTTTGTACAAATAAAATAAGTGTAATAAATGTAGCTATAGAACATGCTGCTGCACCAGCTGCATCTATTATAGGATCGTTTTATGTCCTAAAACTACTAGATATTCTCAAATAAACCATATTATACATCCTATAAGCGCTACTAATAGTGCTAGAAAATTAAATATATTATGATATTTTTTAAATACACTAAATTTATTAGTTTTTATGATATTAAATATAAACCCAAATAATACAGTAAGTATAACACCTATTAAATAACCTTCTATTAATGTTAATTTATCTTTGAAAAATACAGATATACCATATCCAGTAAATAGAATAATTGTAATTAATAGAATTAATGTTACAATATTTATTTATATTATAAATAAATATTATAATTACGAATCATTAATATGTTTTTTAAATAGACAACCCTGTTTAGATAACCCATCTATATCAATTATAATATTAGGATCAATACTATCGCAATTAGAAAACCATATTTTTAGAATACAAAAATTTTTTTTTGGCGAAATAGTTATACCTGTAATATTATTACTATAATCTTCACTAGTTAATGTTTCGCCTAGTAGAACATAAGACAATTTTTTCCAAGTATCTGTAACAAATTTATTATTAATTTTATAAGAAAAACAACCACCATTTATATTTTTTGGATCTTCCCAAGTTGGATATATACCTTTTCTCATTAAAAATAACATACAGTTTTTAATGATAGATTCTGGAAGATTTTCAAATAGTGAAGTTGCATCTTCAAGTGAATTAATATCTGAAATTTGTTTATAACTATCTAAATTCCAATTAGTATCATGCGGTAGATGTGCCCAAAGTGTCCACGTATCTAATAATTTAGACTTGGATATACTACAATTATCAATTTGTTCTACCATAGTATCCATAATATATCACTGTAAAATTTTTTTTATATCATTTTTATCTAACTTAATTGATCTATGTGATAATTATGTATTCCTAATTTTATAAATTGAGAACTATTTAGTTCTATCTCATTTGCATTATGATCAATTAAACTTATTTTAATATTATCTAACTCTTCATTTAAATAATTTATACAAAGCCAATTATTAAAATTTTTATCAAATAAAATAGAATTTTCAAGATAATATGATCTATTATCATTATATAAATACTTAGTTATATCTATTGTTTTATTATCAGTTTTAATCATTGCTAATATAAATCTAAATTTACATATATCAGGAATTTTTTCTGGATAGTCTAATATACTATAATCATCACTAACTTTTATTAATTTTTTTTCATTACTATTATAATTTACTACAAAATAATCAGCTTTTGGTATATTATCTATATTATCAAAATTATTTTTTTTTATCACTCTATTATCTTTTATAAATAAAATATCATTATTTGTATTAAAATACATACACATGTCATAGTATAACTTATTAATATATAATAGAAACTGTCTAAAGTAATAGATAAATAATAATAAATTTTCTATTAACATATTTTTTATACAATTGCTATCCATTATATAGATATAAAATTAGAAAGTTTTATATCTATTTAACTAATTATTTTTTTGGTTTTGGTATAAAAGTATTAGAATTAGGATCTAAACCAAATGCAAAAAGTAAAGTACTACTTATTATTGTCATAAATATAAATGGTACAAAAACTATAAACCAGGAAATAATACCTAATCCTCTTTTACATAAAATATTAAGTACTAATGTAAATACTATCATAACTAAAAATTTCATAAATGCAGAATTATATAATTGTTTAAATGTATCTATTATTATATGCGTAAGAGAGAATCCTATATATACTATTGCTGGTGCACAAACTTGCATTATATATATATTATATTATTTTAACTTATCGCTTTTTATTTTTAGATTTTCTCATTTTTTTTTTCGATTTTCTAAATTTTTTACTTTTTTTTGCTTTTTTAGATTTTTTTTTACCACCTTGGTTTTTGTAACGGTTAGGATAGAATTTGTCTTCTAATTCATTGTGTGTATATGGTAATACAATTTTTTTCCGATATTGCCTTGCTATAGCTTGATATTTATCAAATTCCGCCTTAGTATCCACACTTTCCACATCATCAGGAGAATTACCGTCCGCGCAGGGATTAAGCTCCGCAGGCCCGCCAAATACCCTATTGTAACAAAAAGGACACTCATATATTGAGTACCCAGCCTGTGTCTTGCCAGTGTCGACCATTGTTCCTCCGGGACGAGCTGAAGGATGATTACAAAAACCTTCTACTTTTGCGTTCATGCTTTTCTCTCCATCAGGAAACCACCAAGTTTCTCCACCAGATTGTTGTCTTTTTCCACCTTTTTTTAAATTAATACATGACATATATATATATAATAATATTATTGCTAAAAAGAGAAAATTAAAATAATATATATTTTAATTTTTTTTCATCTTTCTAGTGTTTTTTGTTTTTCTAAATTTTTTACTTTTTTTTGCTTTTTTAGATTTTTTTTTACCACCTTTTTGTGTTTTTGTCTTTCCAGTAGAACCATTATTTACTGTTTTTCCTGTTGATTCATCAAATAAATTTATTCTAGTTGGATTATAACTTAGTTTTCCAATTTTTATAGGTATACCTTTTAAAGCCGATTCATAATCATATAAATCATTATTATCTTTATCTA